CTGATAAAATATAACACTATCATAGAAAGGATAGACAACAATGGCAACAAAGCGTGAATATCTAGTATCAAAGGGAATTACTGTTGGCCGCCGTGGCCGATTCTCTGCAGCTGCTAAGCAGGCTTTGTCTGAGGCGGAAAAGAATGGAATTAAGTTCACCGCTGAAGTCAAACAAGCAAAGAACTAAATAGATCAGATCCAAAGGGGCTGGCGCAAGTCAGCCCCTTATGATATAATCGAGGGTTCAAAGAGAGGCGGAACATGAGAAGAAGAACCAAAGTAGATAAAGTAATAGATAGTTTAGAAGAAATCCTAAACGACCATCATTTTCACCCAGCGTTATTTGCTAATATCATTATCACAAGTTATCCACCATATACCCAAAGTAAATTATTAGAACTAATTAAGTATATTGAGGAATATCATTACCAAGAACTGGCTCTCGATGAGAAAACAAAAACGGGGGCTTACCGAAATAATAACCCAGTACAAATTAAATCAGATAACAGTTGGGTACATGAAGAATTCCATGGACAACCTGCTCGTATCAATACACAAGCAGTAATATAAACTAATCTAATATAATACACCTAGGGGTGAATTGGACATATATGTCCGATTTGCCCCTTTTGTGTTAACTATTAGCGGGCAAAAATTCCCCTTTACGAGAGCATATAAAAAATCCCAGAAAATTTGATCATTATCTAAAAGAATATAACAAAATGTTATAATAATATAACTAAATAGATATAATATTGATCAGAATCTGGGTAAATTCTGGAGCATATTTCTGGCTAAATATAGCCATATTTATGGCTACGAGCCAAAATTCTCCTTTACGAGGCATTGACAAAAATCCTGGAAAATGCTGCATATGGATCCTATTGACATTACGACATGAATATAGTAGTGCTCAATTACACATATATCTATTTAATTATTATACAATAACATTTCGTTATGAATCTATAACCATTTTACTCCACAATGCTCCACAATACTCCACTTTAAAGGCCTTAGAAAGGCCATAGAGAGGAGATAAATTGGAGGGGGGTAGGAGAAGATAGGAATCTATCTGATCAAATTTCTACAGGAATTGTAGCTACTCTTTATAGATCTTTATAGTATTCCAGATTATATATAGGGTTATAGCTGAGAATGTTATACCCATACCATAGAACCATATCCATACTATTCTGGCAAAGAGGTCTATTTTGATTCCCCCGCCCCTTTATGCCAGTCACCTATATTTGGATCCATCATATTTGGATTAACTGGTAGTCCAGATGGATATATTATATGTATAACTCCTGGTTGACTAAGATCAATTATCCTATCTTCTGTCATTTCTTAATTACCCTAAATGCATCCCCTGTCCATGGGTCTACATATTTCCAAGGCTGGGGGGAATCAGGATCTATCGTTCCTGTCTTCTCCCAATATGGAACTCCATCTTCATCATAATCTTCCCAAGCTTGCCCATCCATAGGCCAATCTATTTTATAGAATGTTCCATACTTGCGATACATAGGCCATAGTAGTCTATAAATAGCAGAGTTAATTGTTTGTCTAATTCCTCTATCTATTCCATCTTCATCTAGCCATGCCGCTCTCATTACTGCCGAAGATGCTCTTGATCCCGCCCAATTTGCAATCCATCGTAAGGGTGGCCTAGAGTTATGCTCTACAATTGAATCATCTAAAAAGTTTCTCATTAGTATCCGCCTCCACATTCATTTCTCGTATGATATAACCGATTGGTTATATATTCTGATCTTGTGGGCGCAAATAGCTCTTTACGACAGGATGCACAAAATCCCTGCCACTCTCGCCCAAAAAAGTCATACCACATAAATCTAGACATTGTTGCCTCGTGCTATCTCTGCTGCATAATGAAATGGACAATCACATTGAATTAATACTGGACATTGAGACTCGATATCTCTGGCAATAATTTCTCTCAAGTTGTATTCAAGAGAAAAAGCTTTAGCCTTCCTTTTGGTTTTATTTACCATTTCACCATTTGGATCATGCACATGGCACCAACCATTACGCCATTCTTCTCCACCTATGGGGCATTCTTTGCCCTTTCTGGTGATAGCAGGGCATTTGATGCCCGTTTGAGGCATATACTTATATTTCATATCCGCCTTCTATCTCTCGCCGCACTTTTGCGTTTCACTTTTGGTCACAATGAGTATTATATAATATATATAGAAGATTAGTCAATAGCTAGATTGACCACCAGCCCCTTATAGTTCCGCCGTCTACAGGGCATATATAGGCCTTTGGAGCCTCTGATTTATAGTATTCTACAAATAACTTGTGTTGCTTTTCATGATCAGGCTCATGAGTATCTGAGCCACAATATGGGCATATCTTGGAATAAACATACTCATAAACATGCTTGCACTGCACGAACAGCCGCCTCAATCTGCATGTAAAAATCCTAACTCTTCTAATTCATCGATAGACGTATCGATAGTTCTTGTGCACTCTTTCGTGCAATCTCCACACTCTTTACACATAATAAGTTCCCCGCCAAGTCCTATTGGGGACTAGCGGGGAATTCTCTATACCTTCTTTGGCCTCGTCTTTTTTGGAGCAATTGTAGTTTCTCTACGAATACCATGACGATTACGATCTATTTTAATAGGTCTCTTCTCTTGTATTCCAGATTTAAATTTGCCCTGACTTGGTTTCTTTCGCCCAACTTCTGCAGCAGTGACTGCTCCTGATGGCTGGTCCGTTGGAGGACTATCCATTCCCGTTCCATTATTCATTAATGAATCGCAATCTCTCCTGTTGACTTGCTGTCATATTAAGCGTAAGCCCTGACTCGCCATCTCTTGAAACATTAAGCACTCCTCCTGGAATGCTTACTTCGCCAGTTTGGCTGCCAAAAGTATCGGCAGTAGGCTTCTTTTCCATCTTACTTGCCTCCGTTGCCTAGACCTGCGCCATCTTGTGATGACACGTCTTTTGCAGGGAATGCTGGTTTTGGCTCTTGGCCAGTTGGATTTAAGTCAAGGTTGTTTGTTGCTCCAGCCTTGGTATCGTTAAATCCTGTTAAGTTTAATCCGTCTGACATTTTATTCTCCTATAGGTTTGTATTTAAGCGGTTCTAGAAAGCCGCTCATTCCTCTATTATAGCATTTTCGTCATCTTCTATGTCAAAGATGTCGTCTGGGAGGGCAGCGATTTTCTCTACCGCCCTCCAGATGATATTAGCTATTTTTTCGATCATATTTTATACTTTTCGTGCCAACAATCATCGCAAATGAAAATAAATTTGCTTTCTGTGCTGGTGAATCTGGTTGAATCGTTCTCGCAACCCTTCATTTCGCACCTTTCTTTATATTCCATTTTTATGATTTTCTAGCCTTCACACGGTTATATCCAGTTTTCTTCTTATTCATAGATCCTGGGACCTTACCGCCTGGACCCTTATGGTTTCTCCTTCGGATTTCCAGGGATGCAGCTATTTTTTCGTGGTGTTTTCCCATTTACTTCTTCTTTGGGGTTGATTTCTTTACGGTCTTCTTAGCTGGAGACTTCTTTGCAGGAGCCTTCTTTTTTGCTGGAGACTTCTTTGCTGCTTTCTTCACAACAGTCACCTTTCTTTCAAAAGGGGTTCCCTCTTGAACTAGTCCATCGTTATCACGATCAACGGCATCGAATTTAAAGCCTTCCACCTCAGTAGGGAAAAGCCATAGCTTTAATTTTTTCCACATTATATTTTTTTACCTTTATCTTCTATTTTTCTAATAACAAAACCTAGAACATCTCTTGGACTCCACTCTGGAGGCAGTTCTAAATCTCTCAATTCATTCGTCAGGTCATGAATAAATTGCTTTTTGATACTTGCAAAATTATCCCATTCCATAGTTATATTCTATCATTTATAAAATAAAGGGGCAAGACACTTGGCCCTGCCCCCTATTTCATTAGATTACTTGATTAAAGCAACCTTTGCGGAAGGGTTTTTCTTATTCCACTTCTTTGCTAATTTGTTAAACGCCTTCTTTAGATCTGCAATTGCAGAATCATTATCAGCCTTAACTTTAGCCAATTCTGCAGCGTGTGCAGCAGTAGCATCTGCTAGAGCCTTATCTGCAGCAGCCTTTGCAGTTACTGCTTCAGCCTTTAGTTTTGCAACTTCAGCATTTGCAGTTACAAGTTCTGCAGCAGCCTTAATCGCAGCAGTGTCAGCCTCAGCCTTTGCATCTGCTAGAGCCTTGTCAGCAGCAGCCTTATCGGCAGCACGTGCAGTCTTCTCTGCAGCAAGATCTGCTTCTTTAGCGGCTAGTTCTGCAGCAAGATCACGGACTCCAATTTCTGCATATGGAGCGAGTGTGCGAGCAGTTAGCCCTGCCACGTCAGCAGACTCTCCATCGCTAGCAGTTGTCAACGAGAACTCTACGAGAGAGCGTGTTGAAGTTGTTGGAAGTGTTAGCTTAAATTCTGCCACTCCAAAGGTTGCAAGGGTTGCACCAGTTGTAGCGGTTGTTGTTTCAAGCGTTCCACCTGATCCGAATACACGGCCAGTAATTGACTTTCCAGAAACTTTGTTTCCGAATACGTCGGTTGCCGATATAGTGATGGTCTGCTTTGTTCCAGCAGCACCATTTGCAGGAGCTGATACAGCAAGAGTATTAATCTTGCCAGCAGTTCCTTGTACATAATATGTTAGGGTTGTTCCCTGATTTGTTACAACAACAGTACCAATAGCTGTCGTTTTAGTATATACGTAAAACGTTGCAGTTGTTCCTGTACCAGTTGCAATTGTAAGGCTTGATGAGCCTGAGCTTGCAGTTACTGGTGCAGCAGAAGTATGCAATGCTGATACGATAGTTGCATTTGTAGCAGTTACAGTAACGGCTGTTCCTGTATCTACAGTTGCAACAAACTTCAAAGCATCTGCAGCATCTACTGTGTTATCAGAAGGTACTGGTAATTGTGCTGGCGTAGCGAGAGCGGAAGCAGTTGTATTTGCAGTTCCGTTAACATCTAGCGCAACAGTCATTACAGCAGCACTTGCAGGTGTTGCAATAAGAGTACCCATAGTCATGGCTGCAACCACGGCTAGAGCGATTTTCTTGAATGACTTCATTCTTTTTGTTTCTCCTTTATTATTCTGTCTCTTTCTGAGGCAGAAACTTAGTTTGTGTACGAATTCCGCCAAATTGATGGGGAATGATTATCTTCTATTCTTTTTTTCATTTCAATATCCTCGTACATACGAACAATATGCATACATGGATCTTGCCCTTCAGCAAATTCCGCATCTTCTTCGTTGGACATTGGTAGTCCGTCATGGGTGTAACATACTGGAGCTCCGCACCAACCTTTTGCTACTCCGTAAGACATCCATTCATCATATGTTAAATCCATCCTTCAAGCTCCTTTACGAGCTTGTGCTTCGGGTATGCTCCAACAAGTTTCTTTACTGGTATTCCTTTTTCAAATACTAGCAAGGTGGGAATACTTGTTATCTCATACTTTTGTGCCAACTCTGTTTGTTCATCTACATGAACTTTATAAACTTGTACTTTGTACTCGTCTTCTAACTCTTCTAATATTGGAGCAACCTTTAAACAAGGTCCACACCAGTCCGCCCAGAAGTCTACTATAATTATATCATTTTCATCTAAAGACTTGCTGAAAGTTTCTTTTGTTAAATTAATCATTATCCTCCACATGAGTAGGCCAGTAGTAACTGCAAGATTCACAGCAAGTATATCCTAGTCGCCTATAGTCCGCAAATTCATGATAGAAATAATACTTGTCTGGGTCCTTCTCGTAGAGCCTGCCCTTATGAGAGTAATGCAAAGGCTCTTCTCCTAACCACCAAGGCTCCTGAGACTCGAGAAACATGAAGTTCTCTTGATATATCTCATCAAACTTCTTTCTTGTGCTATTTTTATAGCCACGCATGATGATCTCTTTGACTATGGCCTCATTGTATAAGAAGAGCCAGTCTTCATGACCCTCCCACATTTTGACTGCTGGGTGATTCTTCCAAGCACCTGAACTGTAAAGTCCAGCTAAAGACTTTAATACTTGCAGATTTTCTACACTCTGCTTGATAAGTCTTTTGCGATCTAAATGCTTTGCAGTATTTGCAAAGTCCGCCTCTGGTAAAAATGTTTGCATGTGCCTATCCTACTAAATAATGAAAGACTAGTCAATACTAGTCCTCGTTTTTTAATCTTTCCGCCTCTTCGTTAAATTTATCCATAAACATTTGTATTACAAATAATGTAATTTCTTGTGCATTTTTCTTTAATACTAATGCTTCTTCTGAATCTTCTTTTACTCTTCCTGAAGGTATTGCGTTATACCATTTCTGATATAACGCAACAGCAACATCTTCAATAATGCCCTCAAGAACGGTGACATTATTAGCCATTTAGCATATCCTTACCTACAACTGATGCAGATATGGTTTTGCTTCTTAGCCTTTTGCCTTTTGACTTCATCAAATCAATGATTTGTCCACTTGTGTAAGTAGGATTTATCTGTTTTAAGCCATAATATACGGCTGCTGCAACTTGAACGGATATAGAAGTTCCATCTTCATTAAACAGCATTCCATTAGCATCAGATACTCTTAGCCGTCCTAGGGCAAACATATCTGTAATATTCTTATCATAGTTTGTATATACTGCAGGACCGCCTGTTACAGAACTTGCGCTAACTGTTACTGCATCTGTAAAGCATGATGGCCAAAATACTCTAGTTAAATCTCTTGCATTACCTGCTGGTAGAAATACTGGGACGCCTACCTGATTTAATGATGAGATCAATCCTCTTGTTTGAGGTGTGTCTGGACAATAATCTGCTACACGTAAATAATTTCCATGTCCTTGCGACATTGCTACGGCAGTGATGTTGTATTTATCTTTGTTATTTAATACCCATGTTAGAGCATTAACAAATGTTGACTCATTGGTAGTTTGCCTATCGCCATTTACCGTTGCTCCGACAATTCTAACAAATACAATCTTTACATTTGGATTTGTTAAGATGGATGCATGTGCCATTTTAGTTCCGTGATTGAAGCCATTTCTAAGCATCTGTGAAATAGGCATAGAGGCCGCTCCTGGGCCCTCCATAAAGTTTTTACCATTTGCACAAGAAGACCAGTCTAGTATACATACTTCATGAACTACTTTGTCTTTAAAAACTGGCAAACTAGAATTTAAGGCTGTATCTAAAATTGCCACTGTTGCGGGTTGTGTGTTTGCTACAACCGTATGTGTTGTTGTGATGGTGAGTACTGCTGCCAATACGGCAGTTATTAGTTTTTTATTCATAGGGTCTATTCTACTAAATTCTAGCCAGTAGGTCAATACCTAGTTATTTGGAATATCTGGCCTATTTTGTTTCTTTGAATACCATTTTCCAGCGTCTAGATCTGGTGTTTTGCCTCCGCCCATCTCTATAATTACAGAGAGCATGGCTTTTACGTATTCTAATTCATAATTAAGTCTAACTATTTCCATCTCAGCCAGCCTTAATCTTTCAGATTTTCTCAATTATCTAATCCTTCTCTATCCATAGGAGTCGGCGCAGTTGCCAAACTTCCACAATTTGCACATTCCATATCCAAAAAGTATGTACCAATTTCATAATCATCAAAAATAACTTTAACATTAAATATATTGCAGCCACAAGCGCATACATGCGTAGGGGTGCCACGGAGATCCATGGAATTATCATAATTATCTGGTCTAAGATTTGTTATATCTTCCATATCATCTTCCTCTTCTTCAAATTCTTTATCCAGTACGATTACTGTATGCTTATCAAAGAAGTCTCTAATTAAACCTACTGATATAAGTCCGAACAGTAGGGCGGCTAATCTATTCAGCCACTTCATATCTTCATTATACTCTAGACTTCAATTATTGTAAAGGGGCCTCTTACGGTCATTATGAACTTAGAAGCCGCCTCTAAGGCTGTTCTTACACGCTTGCGGGGGGTTTTTACGGCGGCTGTAGAGAACAATGATCCTAATGCCACCTGTTGACCGCTTCCCTCTGCTAAATATTCTACATCCACTTCAGATATATGAAAGTCTACGTCCATAATAAAAATTCTACCTGTGTTTTGTACTGCAATAATTATAATTCCACCTTCGTCACCATCTTCTGTGTTTGATCCAAACTTTCCATATCCATGTTCCTGATAGGCTTCTTTTACGGATTGAACAAATTTTGTTCTCATAAACTTATCTAAGTTTTTAAATCCTGTAGTTGGCTTATAGATAGGCGGTGTCCAGTTGTATTGTAAGATTTGGCCCATTCTAAAACTATCAACAAAGCCTATGCCGTATTGTCCTATTTTAAAAACCTTAGAGTCTGTTACTTGTAGAATTAGTCCAGACTTTTCATCAGATGCGGCGGAGTCTCCTCCAAGATAGACTTTATTTCCAACTGCGAGGGCTACTATACAGGTCATATACCCTATTGTACTATTTTTAAATTTCGGAGTCCAGCTCGTTTAATTCAATTAAATTTAATTGCGTCAAGGCATTTTCAAGCTCTGCCTTTACTACAATTAGGTCCTGAATAGCATTATAATATTTGTCTTTCCACTCTGTCAGGTCCCTCTCAAGCTTATATAAAGATATTTTAAGATCTTTTATTTCTAATTTAAGGAGGTCTTGAGCTCTCTCCTGCTGGCGTATTTTTTCTTTTTTAGCATCCTTTACGCCAGCGATAATTGCTGTTCCCATCCCAGAAAGTATAGCGGCAGAAATAGCCAAAACGATTGAGGTATAATCCATAATAGATTAATTATACCTTTATTTAGACCCTAAACTAATAATTCTGAGGCAGATATTTCATTGCCTAAATAGCGTTTCTTAAGGACAAAGTCTCTTACATGATCTGCACCACTTGATCTGCCCGCCAAAATTATAACCCACCTTGGCTCCAATTTTGCATTTATGCAAGTCTCACACATTAGCAAATTAATCGGCAGCAAAGAGGATTTCTTTGCATTTAATTTATGCTTGTTTTTATTACAACTATAGCATAATATTTTATTCATTATTTTCCTCTACATGATGAAATACGATTTCGTCAACTATTGCGAATTCGTCATTTTCTAAAAGAACTTCGTGATCAGTCCCATCTTTTTGATACTTTACCATCGAAGCAAATGCTCCAAGTTGTTCAACTGTTCCATATACTTTTTCTGGGTATACATATACGATATTGATAATCTCATAATACTCTTCCACTAGGTATACCCTCCAGCTCGCATCTTACTCCATAGGATTCTATGAGTTTTTTAACTTTTGAAACATAATCTATTACTTCTTCTTTTTTAGATCCGTCAAATTGTAAAAAATTGTCTTCATATAATCTTAATGCTAGAAAGTCTGGATACATTGCTACATCCATCAAAAGAAGCATTGGCTTTTTAATTTCTCTTACCCGCTTCTTCATTTCTTCTGTGTAAAATACTGGCTTATTGGGTTCGCCCGTCCATTGATTAATTCCATACTTAAAATGATTATTGTCGTAAAAATGCTTACTATCGTTAAGCGACACCTTTACTCCTTAGCTTCTTCCAGGCTTCTGGGGTCTTATGTAAATTTTTTGACTTGTCTATTTCTCCAGATGACAAATAAACTCCTCCCCATACTCCGTATTCTGAATTTTTAACTCCAGAATCAAAACACATTTTCATAACTGGACAAGACATGCATGCCTCGTCTATGTTATTGGCAACGTTAACATCAGATTCGTACTTATCATAGAATAGATTTGTTTCCATTCCTCGACATACTGCTAGATGCCACCAAGAGAAGTCTTCTGGATCTACCCCTAAATTATCTAAAATATTTGACATATTTTTTAGGGAGCTCCCAGACTCCAATATTATTTACTTTTATTCTCTTAGATATTCCCCAAGAGTTTTTTCTAAACATCCCGTTTTTATCAGTAAATCCAGAAGAATCCTTTTTCCATATAATTAAATCATAATTATCCCAAAATGGGGATATGTCTTTTGCCCTTTTGATAAAGAGTTCTACACCTAATTCATTAAGATTTAACATGCTGTCCTTTATGACTAAACCGCAGCATCCCACTGATATATATTATACAGGAATTGCTGCGGCTATGTCAATGACTATTTAATAAAAGTTCCGTTCCAAACGGACTTTTTAACTGTATATTTGCCGCCACGGCGCTTATACTCTTGGACAACCCATCCATTTGCATATGCTGATGGATAGACATCAAATTTTCTTTTAGCTTCAGCAACAATTCTGGCATAGAGCTGTTTGTCTGCTGGCTCGCCTTTGCGATCAGAGATTACCTCTTTAAATTTATCTTTTGCTTTATCTAAATCTTCATCTTTTTCATCATATGATTTATTTACTGGTACGCAATTTGGGACCATTCTGCCATTCTTTTCTTTCATTCCCTCTTGTTTGTAGCCAGACCAGCATGCCTTTTCCATATTGTCCCATTTATCTTCTTCCTCATTATCTGATTCATAAGACTTGCTCATTTCTTCTGAGCATACTGGGCACTTGTCGCAAGAAACATTCATTGCCTTACATGTTTCGCATCCACAATTTTCATATGCTTTTGCAATTGGCCAGTTTATTTCATTCTTCATTGGATCTCCAATTGGGGCAGGATTAGAGCTATTGGCGTCTTCTACTTCCATATTTGGAGCATCTTCTTCGCCTTCCTCTTCCTCTGGGGCTTCGATCATTCCCTCAATTACTTCCATCAAATGCTCAATTACCATTCCGAGCTGTTCTTTTGTGATTTCTGGACGTAGGGCTTTTTTAATTTCTTCATCATCATCAATTTCAACTACAGTATCAAATGGCTCTACTACATCTGTTAACATATCTTTAATTTCTTCAAGTAAGTCCTCTTGTACATAAGACTTCTTCATATTCTTTTCTCTCTCTGCAATTTTGCGAGACCAAGAGAATCCAGCATCGCCGCCCCATGCGTCCCACATAATTCGACCATTTGAAGGATTAGAAGTATTGTAAAAGTCTTTACCCTTCTTGTCTACCTCATGCCTAGAAAAGAAAGAGTACATTCTTTTAACTGTTGATAAGCTAAGGGTCTCGCCACGAGCAAGCTGACCTGCACGAGTCCATCCTACTGCTGTTCCAGCTCCCTTTGCTTTTCCTTGTTCTTTCCAACGAATAGCTCTCTTAGCTGCCGCTTTCATTCCAGCGGTGGGCTTGTATCCTTCTTTAGCCATCACTTCTCCTTTACGCTAACGACCTTGATAGACTTTACTTCGTCATCAACACCGAATATATCATTCACATAATCAACAGCATCATCTTCATTAAATGCTTGAACTTCTGCATTTACCTCAATTTTGACGCTGTAAGTATTCATTTTTACTTTACTATTTTATACCCGTTTGCCTTCAAAAGGTCAATTGCTGCTTGAATTTCTGGGGCTACTGGGGCTTCGGCTTTCCCGCCCTTAAATTTAGGACGTCCAAAGCCTACGATTGATACCATTACGCCTTTTTTATTCTTTTTATATGCACGAAGTTGGCGACAAACCTCTCCACCATTTCTTTGGCTTCCAGCTTTTTTGCTAGTGGTATTGCCCTCAATGCACCATACTGTTCCGTCTTCATTATCCTTAACGACAATTCCAACGTGACTAATTCTATCTACACCATCTCCAGGAAAATCAAAATAAGCAATATCCCCTGGCTCTGGATCTGCAATCTGTGGGTCGTGCCAGCGACCAGCTTTTTTAAATGCTGCTGCTCCTGAAGGCGTATAAACTGTATTTGGAACTTTTACTCCAGCTTGATCTGCACACCACATTACGAAAGACCCACACCATGGCTGGAAATTAGCTTTAGTAAATTTACCATACTTGGTCTCGTTATCACGAGGACCTTCTACAGTGCCAATCTCACCTTTAGCAACTTCAATTAATTTTTCTACTGTTCCCAATTCTGCCATGGTTAATCTTTATCCCAGTCTTCGTCTACTTCTGTCTCGTCTGGCATTTGATCATTCGGCTTACCCTCTGGCTCAGTTGGGTTTGGACTAACTGGCGCTGGAGATTCTGGTGCTTCTGGCTCATCAAATGTAATTTGATTATCGCTTGATCCGCTCTTACCGATCAATAATCCTGCAAGAGTTCCTGTAATAAATGTTGCTACTGAGCCTAAGACATTGAAAAACATCTTGTCGTTTTCAGACTGTTCTCCAATTGGCTGCGTAACAAAAATAAGAGCATACAATATGCCCATAGTTGTAAATAATAAAATAGTTCCAAGGATAAGACCAAGAGTAAATTTTAATCTTGCGTCTAAGTCCGATGGAGTTAATCTTGGTCTTTTAGCCATTACTCATTACCGTTCTGTTGTATAGTTGGTGCCTCCCCAGTTTTGGGGTCGAATCCTAGTATATCTATTGTACACTGTCCCTCAACCTTGCACAAGGGGGGATTGCACTCTGGATTATCAAAATTGGCAGGGTCTTGACATGGATATCTGAAAACTCCATCATATCCACATCCTGACAGCATAAATAGCCCTGCAAGGGCAAGTCCAATTAATCTTACCATAGATTAATTATATCATTTAGTCTTCTTTGCGAAGAGGGATAGTTGCAAGCCAAATAACGGTAGCGGCTACCGTAGCCACTCCTACTACCTGCTGAGCTGTCCCTGTAAGGGTTAACCAAGCAATAAAAAAGCCTAGTAGGGTCCAAACCTGGGCAATGCTTTCTTTAACTGCCTCCCAGAAATAGCTTAGGATAGCCTTAATTATTTTCATTATATCCTCCTAGTCATGGCGGCAGCCACAATATTTGATACGATAATTACTGGCACAATTACTTCCTGCGCCTTTTCTCTTTGATCATCTGTCATATCTTTACCCCATTCTGAGGGATTGGATATTTTTTCAAAATCTATATTTGTTAATGCTCCTATTGGGTCCGCCAAAAATACTTCTGTTTGTAATTCAGTTGTAGCATCAGCTAAAGTATATGGCATTACTGCATCTTGATTTTCTTCAGCCCTACTAGAAAATTCTACCACTGCTGCAGCTATAACTGGATTTTCTTTTACCGCCTCCGCAATTATTGCTATTTCTTCAGTTTTAATTCCTAAATCTTTTGCTACCTCTTTCTTTTGTTCTGGTGCTAAAGATACTAATACATTTGCAACCGCCGCAGATTGTTCTGGAGTTAATTTAACAACTACGTTATCTTTACTGGTTAAATTAGCTATCGCAGATAATTCATTTATGGTATTCTTAATAGATGGTTTTGGAGAAGGTAAAGCAGGAGTTGGCTTTGGTTCAGGAGTTGGCTCAGGATCTATATCCGTTTGCTGAGGTGAAGGCTCTGGTGAAGGCTCTGGAGTGGGCTCAGGATCAGGGGTTGGCTCTGGCTGCGGTTCATCTGTGGTTTCAGAATCTGGAGTTGGAGTGGGATCTTCTGGTTCAGTTTGCTCAGGCGTGGGCTCAGGATCAAAAGTTGGTTCAGGGGTAGGTTCAAATGAAGGCTCTGGTTCTGGCTCTGGTTCTGGCTCTGGGCTTGTCTGCGGTGTGGGCTCTGGTGTGGGTTCAAGAGTTGGCTCAGGCTGTGGTTGGTTTGCTAATGCTTGTGCTATAGCGGCAGCTAATTCTGTAGCCAATTGTTTATTATAATATTCCCAGGCGGAAACAATAGAATCATTTACATCTATTATTGATTGGTCATAGGCATCTTCTTTATCTTCTTTATTTTGTAAAGCACTTGCGGTATTTGATACAGCAGTATTATATTCATTAGTTTTTGTATTTAAAGTTTGATTATATGTATTCAATATATTATTCTGCTCATTATAATAAGATAGCTTGTTGTTATATATAGCAAGCATCTGATTGTAATTTGATTGTGCTACCTGTTGTTCTTCCACCGCCTGACTATAAGCATCTATCTGAGCCTGTGTTGCTCCTTGCCCATATGACATTGCAGAAGATGAAACCCCAGTCCATATTCCACTATGGCCCCAGCCAACATGAAATACTCCTGGGCCGCCGCCATTATAATAATGAAATACAACATCTATAACTCTATCTTCTGCTGTAAAGGTGTGGTAGTAATATGGACTCCAAGTAGAACCTTGCTCCTGCCATTGATTAATTACAAGTGATCCATCTACATACATTCTAAACCCATCATCTGTGTACCCTGCAAATGAGACCTGATTAACTCCTTCTGGAGCTGTTACTTTTCCACTAAAAACTACAAACAGATTTTCATATCTACCGCATACTGGCATATTTTTGTAGGCTTGGGTAATTACGCCAGTACAATATAAAGACCCAGCAGTTCTATCCCCATTTAAAGTATATGCGGAAAATTGCCATCCCTGATTACCAGCACTATTTATTGTTATTTGAGCGGTCTGTAAATTTATATTTGCTACATCTAGAGCATCTTGAGCATCATTCTTGTCTTGTAGGGCATCATTTTTATCTTGTAATGCTACTTCAACTGTGACTGTTTGACCATCTACTTCTGATTGTGCTATATTAACTTCTTCAAGCTTAGCCGCCTCTGTTTCTACCGCCTGATCATATTCATCTGAAGCTTGGTCCATGTCTTCTTTTGCCGAAACAGCAGCATCATAATCAGATTCTGCTACATCAATTAATGATTGAAATTCTGTTTTATAGTTTAAGTCTGGTACGCTGGCATTTAATTCTTGTATCTCTGCAGCGGCGGCAGACAGTGGATCTAAATTACTTTGAGCAGGAGTTAAAAATAGCCATCCAAACCCTAATATAAAGGCTAATGATAATCTCCATGCTTTTGTCCTAGTCAACTATAACTCCTTGTTATAAATCTTATAACAAGTTAATTATAACATTGAACTACTTAGCGTTATCTGTTTTGTAAAAGCCAGAACCTTTAAACTGAATACCAAATGTGCCAAACTGCTTGATCATTGCAGAACCACAATTGGAGCAAAGCTCAACAACTGATGCGTCATTGATTGACTTGGTAACTTCCTTAACATGTTCACATAGAACACATTTATATTCGTAAACTGGCACTGTCTCTCCTAAATTTTAATGAGCAGTTTATACACATGCTCAGGTGTATCCTAAGGCGTAACTATTCGGCCCGTGTCCATCTACATGGACAGAACCATTATACCTTATTTGACCTTGATTGTCTTTGGCTTTTTGTCTTCTGGAATTAGACGATCTACATCAATGTGTAGCATGCCATTTTTAAATTCCGCTCCGACTACCTCCATATATTCACCAAGCGCAAATGTGCGTGTAAATTTACGGGCGGCAATTCCTTTGTGAAGAACTTCTCCAGTCTCTTCTGTAGTAACTTCACCCTTAACAATAAGAGTCTGATTATCTACTGAGACCTCAATATCCTTCTTATCAAATCCTGCCACCGCCAAAGATACACGATATGAATCTTCATCTACCTTGACAATATTGTATGGCGGGAAAGACTGGGCCGTAGCCTCACGATGGATATTGTTTAGTCTTTCTACTTCACGATTGAAGCCAATAAAAAATGGATCTCTAAAAAGATCCATAGCAAATGTTGTTACCATTTTATTCCTCCTTTAAGCGAATAAATTAATATGTGGGCCCCTATTGGCGACCCACATATATTATAGCAAATTAGATTTTTTAAGTCTAGTAAATTTTCTTCTTCTTGTCGTGCATCTTTTTCTCATCCGCCTCTGAGGCATATAAGGCCCTTAGTTGGGCAGAGGCTGCTGATTTTCCTGCATGACATCCTACTAATTCGTTTGATCCCTGCTTTACTACAGCATATCCTTTGCATCCTGCAAAGTTTTGTTTAATTTCCCAAGGCATTTTATTCTCCTAATTGTTAGGGGGTTCTGGTAGATTCATTTCTATCAGCCCCATTTCTTTTGCGATCTTTTGTCCTTCTGGACTGATGTGAAGCATAGCTTCAAGATTCTCATCATATTCTACTTGCAATAAACCTTTTTCGTAAAGCTGCATAAGAGATTCGTCTACATATCTAATGTGGGCTTCCCAAAGTTCTGGTGCAATTTCTTTTGCCTTATCCTCAATGGCGTAAATAATTTCTCCATTTTCGTCCATGCCTGCTAAACTGATGGCACCAATTTCTAGATAATGTTCCAACTGCATTTCGTCTTCTCTATCCTCGTCCATTTTTATCCTTTTGGATAAGACTATTGTATAGTCCCGTCCTCGTTTTTGTCAATGGTCGTTTCCACTAACTGCTGAACATAGTCAGAAAAATGCTTTCTGATACTACCAGGTGGCCTCGATCCAAGAGATTTCCACAGTCTCTTATATTCTATCACATTTGAGAATGTTGTTGGGCATAACGTGTTTCCCTCATACTCTTTTAGTACAGTAGGAAGGGGCACATGCTTACCACAACACTTACATTCTTTTGCTCTTTCTTGATATATGCTCATAGTATCTCCATACCCTCTAAAGCGTCTGCCAATTTTGAAGGCATTCTTGGCGGCCTAACCATATTTAATACAATTTCATCTTGCTCTTTTGATGGCCTACGCATTAATGAGTCGTAGGTATGCACATCAATTTCTTCATTACTTTCAAATCTAGTTCTACTTATAGCATTATATATAGACCCACAAACTGCATCCGCCAAGTCTTTTGATCCTTTTCTTGGATGGTCTACCCTGTCCCTCATAATTCTAAGTTGTAGGAGCTCATCAATTAAAAGCTTGATGTGTGGCCCGCTCAACCTATCTTCAGCTATAACCATTGCCATATCATCATAATGTTTTTTAGCTACAGACAAAGTTTCTGTATTAATACCATATTGTTTAAGTTGTTGCATCATGTCATGAGAATTCCAACGGTCAAATGTACAAACACGAATCTTAAATCCTTTTGTTCTTAAAGATAATATATAGTCTTTAACTTCTGTAAAGTCTACAGATTTATCTGAAGTTGGTGTCCAGTATCTTACTGCGTCAACTTCTACAATTGGAGCGGGCTGTGAATAAGTATCGGTCACTTTAACATTAACCCATTTCTGAACATGTGCCATAGCCACAGCACAATGGTCATGCTTTTGAGCAAGATCTACATGTATAAAATATTCTTTATCTGGGTCTGGCGAAAACCAGTTTTCAAATCTACCAAAATTATCTACGGCTAAGGACATATTATTAAATGCCCGCTCAACCTTCTCACGAGATTTAAAAAATGCATCAATTGCTTCTGATGGCATACATGCAAATCTTCCCATGGCATCTGGCATGTTCTTATAAAATTCTACTTTGAAGTTATCTATTGTTTTAGTTGGATTGACTTCCCACGTAGGTCTTTTCAATGCATAAACTTTAGGTATCTTGTAGGAGATAATATTATCTTCCTCCCACTCCACCTCAATTTCATTTCCCTCTGTACCGTCTGGTAGTCCTTCGTCCATCTTCAAGACTTTATTTCTTACGATTACTTCTTTTTCAGCTATAACAGAATCATAGAACTTTTGTATTGGATCATTCTTAAAACGGGGAAAGGACAAAAGAATAACCTTACCGTAGTCTGGAAAACGTGAAACTACAGATCCTCTATACATATCGTATATTGCATCTGCTGTTTTTGCTTGGTCATGCCCCGTCGTATTCTCTGTGGCAAAGCCTGAAATTTCATCAAGGATAACTGCTATTACGTTATACCCTTCCCACGCCTCACGCTCAGAGTGACCAGAGTGAACAGTTATTGCCTTATTAAATTTCATCTCAGAAGCCTTTGCTTCATACTTACCAATAAACCAAGGTGATCTTTCTATTCTTGTTTTGAATCCTTTAAAGAAAACATTGTTTGCTTGCTGTGCGTTAATAGCAATGTTAAGAATATCTATGGAATCTCCAGGGGGTTTACCATAATATGTTGCTGGATCTTTCAGGCAAAGCAAGAGATAAACCATGTAAGATACTGCAATTGTTGAGCAGTAATCTTTGCCGCTACCTTTTCCTAGTTGTGCAATTACTTCGTTACAGGTTTGCTTAAAGCGACGTCGGCCTTCTTCTTCTCCAAATAATTTAATAAGAGTGGATTCTTTATAGATCTGAGAGCTTTTTTCGATGAGCGTATGTTGGTACTCCGAAAGTGGCGGGAGTCCAAGGTAATTTGCTCCTGTGACAAATGTTCGTAAGTCGACTGGTCTTTCATCAAATTCCTCTCCGTCTAGGATATCAATGAGATCTGAAAAATCAAGATCCACTAGCTTCCTCAATTATCTCTATAGGTTCTACAACTCCAGTTATCTGTGCAAGTCTACGCATAATTTCTTTTCTTACTTGCGGATATTCTGCTGAGACATCCTTTAGTATACCAACCAAAATTTCTTGCTTTCGTTCCGTCTCCGCAATTTGATTTGCCAATTCCACATTGTCCAATAGACCAACCTCTTGCAACATGCCAATTCTTTTGCCTTCAATATCTGCAATTAATTTTAGGGCGGTAGCCTTGACGTTTAATTGACCTGCTTGATCTGCGTCCTCTACGGTCTTCCACGCCTCTTTAATAAGCATAGCGTAGTGTTGGTCTGCTCCAGAGATGGCCTGTTTTGCCCTTTCACGGGCCCCAGAATCGTTTTTAACGACCTCTTTCCACTCATCTATATACCCTAACACTTCTGCCCGCTTAAAACCCGTCAGGGCGGCAATCTGGGTAGGGTTATTTCCCTTAAGTAATTCCTCAACAACCTTATTCATTCGATCAAAATGATCAGCTAATTCAATGTCCATATGTAACCATTGTACTCTTAGTCAACTAAAATATCAAATGGATTTAGCGACTTTTAGTAATATTAAATATCCAATTAAATCATCGATATCATTATCGCCTGGATATTCGGTGCCTTTCATTAATCTATTTAATTTATCGTCAATTCTGACATGGAGCTGTTCTCTTGGTCCCGCCTTCGAAAATATACGCACAGGGTCTAGGGCTGAATTGCCGTAGGCAATATTCTTCTTGACTAGCATGTGTGCAATTTCATGGCAGGTTTCAAATATCTCTTTGCCTGCTTCTGTGCCTACAGTTAATAAATATAAATCTTCACATTTAAACTGTGGTGAGTCTGGGAAAACTGGTTCAAGCATTATCCATCTCCTTATATAAATTCTTTAGTCCTCTTAGCGTTCCAATATCCATATATCGTCCGCCTGGTCTTACCGCCCTAATATTTGTGCTTTCAGATATCCATTCCTTTAATTGTTTTCCTGGATGGTCTAATTTAGGATCTAGGTATCTTATCATATTTTTTCGGAATAGCATAGTCCCCCACATATCTGGGTAGTCACAATTATCTACCTTATCTTCAGATGCAATTACCCTGCCATCAGAAACTTTAACCTGTCCGACCCTGCCTTTTAATTCATCACCACATTCCCATATGCCAAGAACTAAATCAGCCTTATCTTCTTTCATCATTTCTTTATATATATTGCCTGTAGCATTTAAAATATATGTATCTGGCATTCCAACAAATACTGTGTCATTATATTCGCCAATCATAAATTTAATTGCATCAGACATTGTTGATGGCTCACGAACAATTAACTTAATGTTCATATCCATATTTTGTACAATTGGAACCCACTCTGGTCTTGTAGCTACACGTACTTCATCGCAAACTTCAAGCATTTGCTCTACATGCCATTGCAACAAAGATCTTTCATCTGATATTGGTAGACAAAACTTTGGGATGCCTCCAATTCTTGACGCTTTTCCAGAAGCAGGCAATACACCTATTCTATGCATTATTTTTCCCAATCATGAGGATTGAAGCCGTTTGGGTAAGACTGATTGACCATTGGATCCTTTTTCCATGCAATCCATCCTTCTTCTCTATCATCTCCCCAATACAGGTGAACAACATCTTTATCCAATAGGCGCTTTGCATTCTCGCCGTGAAAAATATAAACTTTATTTTCTTTTAGATATGGCATTTCAATAAGTTCTGGCGCCCATTCATTAATATGTTTTTGATAAGGCTCTACTCCAAGTTCACGATATAAAGCATCTGTGAACATTTGAACATCAGTATAATAATGAACCATATGGTTATGCTGAATAATTCCGTCTCCAACTCGTTCAACACATAGGTCTATAGCTGCTTTAAGTAGAGGATGTCCCGCTTTAGCCGCAATTGTTTGTGTAGCAAGCCATGGGGTGTCCCGCTCTATATCAAGAATCATATCGTAATCTTGATTAAGCCATGTATCTACTGGGACCTTGCAGTGAGTATCCATGTCGGCATAAATTCCTCCATAGATATAAAGAATCGCAAATCTCCAAAGTCCAGCCTTCATAACACCTAGTGGAAGATTGATATATGTGTCTGCTATTTTAGAATCAAAATTATTCTTAAAAAACTCTTCTCTATCTAGGCCGCTCATATATCCATGCTTCCAGTCGGGGTTATTTGCAGTCCATGTGCCTATACTCTTTTTAGCATAGTCTGGCAGCGCATCATAATTTGTTTCATATGTTTGCCATATATTTTTTTCTATCATTTGATTAGTCCATTATCTTTCAATGCTCTGTATATGGTCATTACCGTAACGCCACATTCTTTTGCAATCTCTTCCATAGTCTTACGCTGAACTACATAACGTCTATACAACCAGTCTTTACTCTTGTATAATTTCATCGTTCCGTTAATACCTTATTAGCATAATGAGCAATTCCAAATGAATCTGCTACATCGTAGTCTGTTAATGAAAGATTGTATTTGTTGTTGAAGTAGTCAACTGTTCTTTGTTTACGCATATTACGTAGCTGAGTTTTATACCAAGAGTCTGCATATCCTGGATTGTTTACTCTAATAGCCGCCTTTTCTTCTTTGGTTGGGTTCTTATTTCCGATATATGCCTGCCAAGAACTAGGGGATATAGTAATAACGGAAGCGCCAGTAGACATAAGCTCAGCGATAACGACACCATATACATAGGATAATTTTATCACGGCATCTGGGGATCTGACAAGGATTGCTCCTTCTACAGCAATATAATCACTCTTTAATTCATCTAGCATCACAGAAGTTTTAACTTTAGCATCATATATCTTTTCATATATATTAGCCCCAGTTAATTCTATCTTTCCCCATTTGACTGGCTTGTCATCTTCCATTAAACAAAATGCGACGGAATTAGTAGAGGCATCTATCCCCAATACTCTATTTGCCTTAGTCTTAATTAAATCAGTTAATTTCATCTATCATCCTTAATAGTTTGGACTTCTGAGAAATGTCTACTTTCTTTTGACATGCCGCACAAATATTAGATTCATTATATCTGCTTAACCTGGAATTACATTTAACGCATGATCTTTTTGCCCCACTCCTAATTGCTTTCTTCTCATAATACTTTTCCATGATTCTTCTATTTGTGGCAATTCGGCAGCATTCATCTGAGCAATACTTTTGATTATGTGTTTTGGGAGTAAACTCTTTGCCATTTGGGCATTCTTTATTTGCACAAATCATTACTTGGTAACCTTGTATGCTTCTATCTGTACCGTGCCAGTCTCGCCCTTCCAGCACTCTTTTTTAATTGGACAACCCTTGCATGCATAACTTGTTTTTTCAAATGGCCTAAGTGGAATATCCCCATCTTTAAAATTGTCATATACTTCGCATAACCATAAAAACAACTCTTCAATTATCTCTTTGTTCTTGGCATTCATTTGAACTGGTATGATAAGAAGCTCTTGAGTATTTTTATTCTCATAAAGAAAGAATGCTTCCTTGACATCTTTTAGCTTCATATATGTTAAAAGCTGAAGAAGGTGATTTGCTGAAGGGGCCATCTCTGCCTGCCTTACATCCCAAACTTCTTGCTTAGCCGTCTTGATTTCTCCAATTACATTCTCATCATCCCAGTTAATTAAAAGATCTATGAATCCTCTGATAGGTGGATACTCGTTCTTTATTTCAATTTCTGTTTCTACTGATTTTATTGGCCCGCCCATTTTATGAATTAAATTTTGTATTCTTTCGTGAGCCAAGGTTCCGTTAGCCATATTGGCAACTGCCTGTGCATCATTATTATCTACAAAGTTAGCTCCACTAAATGCCATATACCAGTATCTTGGACAATTGCCATGACCATAGCCAAAACTACTTGGGCTAAAAGTATACTTTGTCATGTCACCATCTGCCCGCTTTGTGGCAAGGTATGCATCATCTAGCATCTTGGCAAATTCTTTTGGATCAAACTTGCCTTCATACTTTTTAAATTTTAAATTCTTTACAATTTCTCTAGCCATTATAACGAACGATATACTTGAGTGCGTCTACAAGTTTATCTATCGACTCCTTTGCTGAATAATATACATTCTTTTTGTTGTTGTTAATTGTGCCAGCTTTATCTTTTGCTATAGTAGAGTATACCGCAGCAAGCATAGAAAACTTTGTAGATAGGGCTTGAAGTTCTATAATAAGGCTTGGAGCTTTGGCAGGTGGAACATCAGGGCTCATAAGCAGTTTAACTGTGATAGCCAAGGCTTTATCCAAATGCTGATCTTTCATATACTCATGAAGATCATTGAACTCTGTAATATCGCTAATTAGCTGTAAAGAATTTTTATCTTCCGACATTTTTAGCTTTCTCCTTTTTGTCTAACTTATCAATAAATAATCCTAGAGAGTATCCAAATGCAAGACCTATTGTCATACCAAGCATGAATAGTTCCATCAGATAAACCTAGTCACTAGAGCATAGCCAATCCAAAGACCTACGATTCCCATAAGCCCAGCAAATACTGGTGGCGCAGGGATAGGCAATTTAAATAAACTAAATATGCCTCCAACCATAGCACCTACAAATGTTGTCATTAAAATTTCTTTCATTTGGATTCTCCTTCTATTAACTGTTCCAGTAAAGACCATTCTATTACTGCCAATCTTGTCTTGCTATTTCCCTCGCCTATAATTAATTTTAAAACTGGATGCATTGATCTGTTAACCTTAAATGTGTCGGTACAAACCTTTGCCCACATTTCTTTTGAAAGAGCAACAGACTTCTTAGACTCTTTATAGTCCACAACAAACTTATTCCAGATAGCATCACCTTTTTGGTAATCCCCCCTGCCACTATTCTTTTGTTGTTTAGCTCCGTCACGCTTAGCTTCAGATCTTTCTGACATTAGTTAATCCTATAAGAATTTTTATGATTGTCTGGGCAGGTCCAAGTCATCTCCATAGAAGCCTCATTCCAATAGTAAAATTCTGAATCCTTATTGCAGGAAGCACACGGTCTAGGCTCTTCAACTTTTTGAAGATTAGGATCTTCTGGCTTTTTGCTAATAAATTCATTAAGATTTGGCATTGATTTTCTCTGTCAATTTCTCTACGACTTTTGGATTGTCACGTAGATATTGAACAGCCTTTGCTCTTCCTTGTAGCCGTTCTTTTTCTATCGTATACCATGCACCGCCTTTTTCTACAAGGCCATACATTTCAGCGACATCTAAAGTTTCTCCAACGGAATCTATTCCTACAGACTCTCCTTGGTAGTAGAAGTCATATTGTCCCGATAGATTTGGGGGACCGAGCTTGTTGTAATCAATAATCCAATTGACTGGTCTGCCAACTCTTTGTTCAATAATTTTGTCACCAACCGCAACACCAGCTTTAATAGCATTAGCTTCGGCTTCTGAAGACCAGAGCTTAACAACTGTAGAGGAAAAGAATTTAACTGCCATTCCGCCCGTGGGTATGTGGCTAGCATGCATAGATCCAAATTGGTTTCTTTGTTGTGAAATGAGAACAAGTAATGTATTTTTGTTTGCATAGTTTAACATTTTGACTGCGTGGGTCATATCCTTTGCTTCTGCGCCGATTTGTTTTGTATCCTCAAGCTTCTTGAGTTCTGAGCTATCTTTTTCAAAATAGATGGCGGGAAGAAGAGCGGATATAGAATCAACTACAATAATATCTACTTCTGCTTCCATTAATTGTGTAGCAACATCTACCATGTCATTAATAGTTTTTGCTGATGAGTAAATCAATTCTGATGAATCTACTCCTAGTTTTTCTGCCCACGATTGATCATAAGATGCTTCTGCATCAATCCAGGCACATGTTTTTCCATTCTTCTGTGCTTCCGCTATCATTTGTAGACAGAAGGAAGACTTTCCAGCAGACTTGTTTCCCCAAACTAAGACTTGTCTACCAAATCCAAATCCGCCTTTTAGGGCTTTGTTTAAACCAATACTTGGAGTAAGTTGTTTTTCAACCTGCACATCTACTGCAGACTGAACTCTTGATCTTGTTTTAGGGTCTAGCTTTGCTAATATGTCATCTAGGACAATTGTCATTATTTATCTTTCTTCTCTCTACTATTATAGCATTTAGAACAGGTTCCCGTGAAGGGGTGGACGCTGTTTATTTATTTCTATTTTTTGGTGAAGGACATCATCTAGGCTATGCAAGACCGCCTCTTCATTTCTCATTGCTGCATATACATCTAATAATCTAATTATTGTATCTGCTATTTCTTCAACAATTTTTTCTGAGCCCTGCTTTTTTCTTATTGCTTCCAATACCTCAGTGACTTCTGAATGCACCAGAGCTAATTTATTTCCAATTTTGTCATTGGTATACTCGCCATCCCAAAATCCTTTTTCTTTTGCAGTTTCATGTAAAACTGCAGAGAGGGCATCGAGTCCATATTGGGTAAGAATATCTTCGCTATTCATCTTTTCCTCTTAAACTAAATTTAAAAGATAAATCCTGATCATCATATTCTACGACCAACTCTTTATCTTCATTAGCGGCATTTACAAATCTAGTGGTCGGAACCGATAGGGTGCCGTGCTCTTCAAGTAATGCTACCAATATTTTATTTAGGCTCATAGACTGAACTATATCTTCGGTCATTTTATTTCCTTAATCATTAATGTGCCGTCATCTAATTTAGATAGCACTGGCTTACATTTCATTCCCTCTCGCATTTTAGCTAAAGTTATTTTATACATAGAAGGAAATGCAATTGCTCTGGTCAAATTTTTGTCCTTATCAGACATAACAATGTGTGACATTGTCTTGCCAGCCTTCGTCTGATACGGTGTAAAGTTTACCACAATCTTCTCGTCTTCCGCAAGGTCATATTCTTTGCGGTATAGGAAGTCTACAAATATATCTTTAGAGTCTGGGTTTATATCATTTACATCAACATACCTAGCAATACGATTGTCTCCGACAAGAATAAAATACATCTTGCCTGTTTCAATTTGAGTTTGCTCATGATGGAATAAACCTATGCCACCAGTCTCATCTACTAATTCAACTCGTGCCCAACCCTTGCCACGCTTAATGCTCTTAACCATTCCAAACATTACAAAGGATCCTATTGGATCAAATTGATCTATTGTTAAGGCTTGAGCTTTAACTCTTGGGGGAATATTCTTTATATCAAATGAAGGTATGCCTAGGTATTCGTAGTATCCTTCTTTTTCTTTACCGCTCCTAGGATTATCCTGAAAGGCAGCGCCACCAATAGCGTTAAGAGAACTAATAGCCCTACTATTAATGCCGCTTCCTTTCTTTGAGGCTTTTTCAATAAAGTCTTTATAGTTTGCATATGGTCTTCCTTCTATGATTTTGTTTGCGATACTGTCTGATATAAATTTAATTTCTGCCAACCCAAATCGCAAAGAGTCTTTCTGTAAAGAAAAGTATACATCAGACTCGTTTATATGTGGCAGTTGAACCTTTAATCCTAATCTTTTAGCTTCTATCAGGTATTCGGTTCTTGTGTCTTTTTCTCCTTCGTTTTTGAGCGCTGCGAAAATAAACTCCAAAGGATAATGTAGCTTAAGCCAAGCGGTATAATAAGAAAGCATAGAGTAAGCAACAGCGTGAGACCTATTGAACGAGTATCCAGCATGTGCTTCAAAGTCGTGCCAAAGTTTTTCTGCTTGTTTTTTAGAAATGTGCTTTGAAGCACCTTCAATAAATTTATCTTTGAACTGGTCGAATTCTTTTGCATCCTTTTTCTTTCCAATAATTTTTCTTACCTTGTCTGCCTCAGACCAAGTCATTCCACCTAGGTGTACGCAAGCCTGCATAACCTGTTCTTGATATATAATAACTCCATAAGTATTTCTGGTAAATTCTTCCATTATGGGGTGAACATAATTTACTGCCTCATCCCCTTGCTTTCTTTTTATGTAAGAAGCTCCAACTGTATTCATAGCTCCTGGACGGACCAAGGCATTTGAGACTACCAGATCTTCAAATACGTTTGCCCCCATCTTAATTAATAAATTTGTGTAAGGGGTTGCTTCTGCTTGGAATACTCCTTTTGTATATCCTTCTGTGAGCATCTTGTAAACTTCTTTATCATCAAGACTTATCTCTGACAGTTTTATTTCTTTGCTAGTTCTTTCCTTAATAGAATTTAATGTGTCTGCAATTACGGACAGGCACTTAAGTCCTAGGGCATCGATTTTAATTAGACCAATATCTGCAACCGTGTCCATGTCATATGCAATTACTGGAATTCTTCCAGAAGCCTTATCTTCACGGTCTTCTCTAGTTTCTACTGGACCATAATTTCTAATATCATCTTTTGCCACCACAACTCCAGCAGCATGGATACCTGTACTTCTTATCTTGCCACGTAAATTTTCTGCAAGCCAAGTTACTTCAGGATATTTCATTCTAAACTCTTTTGTATTTGGAGAAGTAGCATACTCTTCAAATGTATCTACAGACTTTAATGCATGGTTAACATCAGAAAGCGGAACCATAAAAGCACGAGCAGCATCACGAACTACACCTTTATCCTTAAAATAAGTAAATGTAGAAATAGATGCAACGTGCTTGAATTTCTTTTTTAAATAATCTTTTACTTCTTTACGGCGGCGGTCCTCAAAATCCGTATCAATATCTGGAAAGTCATTACGATCTGGGTTAATGAACCTAAAAAATAGGAGGCCATATTCAATTGGATCTACATCTGTAATTCCAATTGTATAGCAGACCAACGATCCTGCTGCCGAACCACGTCCTGGCCCAACTAATATGCCTTGGGACTTTGACCAATTAATCATATCTGCAACTATTAGAAAGTATGAGGCAAAGTTTTTATCCTTAATAACCTGCAATTCTTCCTCTAGGCGAGCCCTATAGACCTCATCTGAGGCCTTCCCTAGCCCTTCTAAGCCCTTTTCAGCTAGGTCCCGTAGCTTTTCATCAGCATTGGTCTTTGGGACTGGCAGGAGGTCTAGGTTACGATTTAGGTCATATGAGCTAACCTTGTCTGCTATCTCTAGGGTATTATCAAATATATCAGTTCTATTTATTCCAGCCTTTTTAAAGTCCGCCTCAATTTCCTCACGAGTCTGCATAAATAGATTCATGCCCTTAAATGACATACGGCGGTCAGGGTATAAATAATCAAATCTATCTGACATATCTTTTATCTGACGAGACATTTCAAAATCGGCATCTTTGTCTGCCTTTGGATTTGTGGATATAATTAATAGGGCTTCTTCTAAAAGCTTATCTTCTTTTCTAGCATAGTGGATATCCCCTGTTGCCACCGCCTTAATTCCTAATTCGTCTGCTAATTCTAAAAGCTTTTCGTTTATTTGCGGCGGATTGTGAGATTGCACCTCAACATAAAAATCATCTAAAAAGGTTTGCTTAAAATTCTTTAGTAGAATTCTGGCTTCTGAGAACTCTTCTTTTTCAATAGCTTTGCTTACAATACCATTAAGGCACCCAGACAAAACAATAATGCCTTCAGAGTATTCATTTAATATCTCTCTATCGATACGTGGCTTAGAATAAAATCCTTCTGTCCATGCTATCTCTTGTAGTTTATTTATATTTTCTAGCCCCTTCTTATTTTTTGCAAGAAGGATAATATGATTATACGCTTGAATACTTTTATCTTTAAATGATGATCTATCAAATCTATCTGTTGGAGAGATATAGGCTTCTACTCCAAGAATTGGTTTTACTCCATACGTGTCACAAGCAATTTGTATTTCACGATGTGACGATAATGTTCCATGGTCGGTTATTGAGATTGCAGGCATGCCAAGTATCTTAGCCTGCTTTACCAAATCCTCTGGTGAATTTAATCCATCCATTGCAGAGTAATGGCTGTGAACGTGTAAATGTATGAAACTCATAACCGCCTTAATGGGGGCCCGAAGGCCCCCACAATATTACTGGTCTATGCCCAGACTTCGCTACTGCCAGTTGCAGAGCTGTATTCTTCTTGTGAACTATCACCTGTGTAAAAAGCTTCTTGCTCAGCATAAGGAACATGTCTTACTGCTGTCTTCTCTAGATCAAATAACTCTAGGTTAGAGAAATCAAAAGGCTTCTCATCTTTTGCAAGTGGAATAATTGTGTAACTGGTGTCTGTCTTTGTACCAGTTCTCTTGATTCTCCACATTAGATTTGTAATGCTTCCCATTTCACCAGCATACTCAATTAGAGTTGGTGTAACAGATTTTCCGCTTGTTCCTTGAGAAAGGATTGCTACGTATGGATCATTCTTGCCGTCGTCAACAAGCACGTTAATATAAAGACGTGGTCTTGCCTTCCATCCAGCCTTTGGATCTTTACGGTGTTGTTCTTGTGCCCAATCACGGCCTTCTGTCTCCATTGTATCTAGAGCTTTACGGCGGTAATCTTTTGGATTTGTGTGCTCTAATGCGATAAATCCGCAACCGAGCTTGTCATTATAATTTGGTGAATCTGGATCTAGTTCCTGTAGGAATCTAATCTTGATGCTTTCGCCGTCTTCAATCTTTAACCAGCGACCCTTATTTTCTTCCCCACCAGTGTAGGTAGGCTTGTCTAGCGCTTTGTTTAGGTCCTTTAGACCTTTTACTATACTCATTTATTTCTCCTCTATAGTTTACGGTATATATCCGTCTGTTTATCCATTATATCATGAGTTCCAGGATCGATATTCGATATCAGAAACTGCGTTCTTTATACATGCAATAATATCTTTTTCAGACATATCGCCTGCATCTTTTGCTTCATGTGGGTATATCTTACCATATTCGTAAGAAGCCCACAAGATGTCTTTATTTCTTAATCGGCTGGCGATACTAAGTCCTAATTCTCTTCCAGCCAAATCTGAATCTGTCATTATTATTATTCTATTAAAATATCTATTTAGTAAACCAATATTCTCTTTTGATAAATGCCCGCCCAAGGTTGCAACAACATTTGGAAATCCTGCCTGATGGACACGTATGGCATCAAATGTGGACTCAACAATAATAACATTCTCTCCAATGCGTTTAGCCCTATGGATATTAAACATTGTTTTATTCTTAGGAAGGTTAGTACTATTCTTAAACTTCTTTTCTTTTATTGATCTGCCTACAAGTCCTACTGGCAGACCATCTGGGCTATGTACTGGGACAATAGCCATTCCCATTTTAGAAGAATATCCTAATCTAAAGTATTGCATAGACTCTTCATTTATTCCTCTAGATTTAAAATAGTCTTTTGCCTCTTCATTTGTGCCTAACTCATTATATAGATTGTCTAATACCTCTTGTGAGAATTCTTCAAAGTCTGGCTTCTCATCAAATAATGAACTTAGGGTGTCTTGAAATGCATCTGATGCTTCTGACTTCTTGGATAATATAAACCTTAAAGTTTCAAACTCATTCTTATTTGATATCTTCTTTACAAGATCCTTTATGCCGCCTGCCTCTCCGCATGACGGGTTAAAGCATAGCCAAGCTCCAGTTTCTTCGCTGATATAAAAAGATGGCGTGTGAGTGTTATTATGAAAAGGGCAATACAGCACTATGTTATTATTTGAGCCGCCAACAATTCTAAGACCTAGTCCTTTGACTATTGCTTTGATGTGGTTGGGCGCATAGAGCGAGGTATCAGCTTGCCCTGTGTAATCCCCTCTGACTGCCATGCCTTCTTCTTTCCTACATATATACCATGGATAGTCATTAGGAACTTCCATGTCTCGCCTGTAAATTCTACCGAAAATGCGGGGTCAATGTCAAGGACCCTTGCATATCCTTTTATTCTCATGTCATGAGTTATCAAATTCTCAAATTGATTTTTAATTCTTATCATATCTGAGTCATCTGCAAACTCTACACCTACTTGAAACTTTTTAATTGACCTGTGGATCATTATTTAGATTTGGCAAATTCTCGTAGATGGGCTTGATAATTCCCCTGTTGATATCCCAGTCAAGATAAAAATCAAACTCATGTCCATGTCGATTCTTTCTGCTAACCACTTCAATCATATTTGTATTCGGATACTTGTGGATAGCCATCGCCATATCGGCATCGTATTCAATTGCCTTTGACCATGCAACTTGACTCATCATTGGTGGTTCATCTTGGTCCGATATATCGTCTGCCGTTGCAGCGGTGATGTCGATAATCGGAATATTATTTGATACTGCAAGCAATTTAAACTCACGAGAGATATTACGGTTACGCTCTACTTCTGAGTTGCTTCGTTTGTTATCGTTAAATAGCTGGTGGTAATCTAGAATAACTAAATCTGGCTTATGCTGGTCAATCTTACCCTGCACAACAGATGGAGTAACATCCGCAAGACCTTCATTAGATACTAGGATAAAACCGTTCTTATTCTCAAACTTCTTTTTACCCCACGCTCTAAAGTCATCAATGTTCACATCGCCTTTAGAGAAGTCGCTATTTTTAAATAGTCCTGAGCCCATGATAGTATAAATACGATCACGCATATTCTCTGGTGACATTTCTAAGGATACAATCATTGGCTTGAATCCTAGTTCCCATGCTTTACATGCAAGGTATGCGGTAAACCAAGTCTTACCTTTTCCTGGCCAGCCAATAGCAACAATTAAATGTCCTGGGGCCATACCTGTAGGGTATGCCTTATCAATTGCTTCAATGCCTGTGAGGATTCCTGGACTTCCGCCCATTACTGCAGAACGCTCTTTAACATTAGAGAAGTGCTGCTCTGCTAATTCAATGTCTGTGAGATCTACGTCTCTGATATTATTTGTATGACGGCTTAGCGTTGCCAGCCTACTTTGCATTTCAGCAAGAACCCTAGGCGGTGAATCTTCTTTTAATGCAGAGCCTGCCTGCAAAATAATAGTCTTAAGTCTGCTAGAAACATAATCATTCTTTAGTTGGTCAAGATAGTAGCCCGTCTCTCCTTTAACATCTGGCGCTGGCTCAAAGTCTTTGTGTCTTTCCATAAGGATACCTACCTCTGGAACAGACTTAAACTTGTAATAATAACTCTTTAAACTCTCCCATACATCACGATAGGCAGTAAATAGCTCATCAACATTTGAAGTCAGTAGAGTGCTAATATCTTTATTCTTGCATACTGATGTTATTACCTTAGCCTCTATATTCATTCCTGTCCGCCTTCTACTAGGGTCTTAGTCTGTTGCCTTAGCATAGACCTATTAATTCTGTCTTTTTCTCTTTCCTTCTCAACCTGATCCATTCTATCAAAGTTGTAAAAAAAGAAGTTCAATGGATGACCGTTCTTACCTGTTCTAAAATAATAATCGAGCAGTTCCCTTGCACGGTCATATCCTACACTATCAATGACATCTTGCATAGCCCACTTCTCACGAAACCTATTTATCTTTGGCTTCCTGCTATACTTCTGAGAATACAAATCTTCATAGTAGGCTATTAGCATGTAGGGTTCTTTATTTTTTACTGCCACGCAATTCCTCTTCTACTTCACGGGTCTTCTCAATGAGCTTCTCTTCAACAAACTTATATACACGCTCAGTCGCCGAAGTAACGTTCTCCCCAGACCTTACGATATCTTCTACGCCTAATCCAATTCTTATGCTTTCATAGTTGCCAAGATTTCTGGTAAACGACAGTTCAACCTTTACTTTTGTATCAGACATTATTTGTGCTCCTTCTTATGTCTACTCAAGGCATCGTGTCCAAATATACCCCAACGTAATTCTATTTCCTTATTACAAATATCACATAAAACAAATCTATTGGCCATTAATCTTCCGCCTTCCATACTGGGATAAACCGACCATCGGTTGTCTTAGTATACAATATTATATCGTTTCTGAGAAGAGCCACTAATTCTGTGCGGGAGGGGGTGGAGGAAGAATATCCATCATCTAATATAAACTGATGTATCTTTAAGATATCTTCCTCCGTTAACATATATTGAGACCATCCCGTAGATTCAGGATTACTAATTGGATATATTTTAGTTGGAGCCTGGATCTTCCCCGCCAAAATATAATCTTCAATTGTAATCTTATGCTTATTTAATACTTTAGCTGCTTCTTTTAAAGTATAAGCCCTTTTCATATACTTCTTAACTAAAGAATAATTATACATAACTCTTCGTTTATCAGGATAGCACCAAGCAGTTACCTCATCTTTTGCACGAGACACATAAAGGGATTTATGTATCTTGCCCTCTAAGAAGAAATAGAGTAATGCTTTTGTTGTTCTAGTTCTTTTTGTTCTAGCCATGTGCCTAAAGGGTTTCTATCCTTATTCAACATCCACCTTTTTCCGCATAATAGGCAGAAAAGTTCTATATGCAATTTCTGCGAGAAGACTCTGTCCACAAAGACTCTACCACCGCATTTTTTACACTTCATCATAATTTAAAATATTTCCCATCTACAACACAAGAATAATCTGGGGAGATATGAATCATTTGTATATGTGGGTATTTGCCAGCCTCAATATGAGCAACCGCAAATCCCTTTTGCCAATCATGGTGAGTAGCATATTTCATGCCGTCACTTTTTTCATCACACATATGTCCGATTTCATAGCCACGTATTGTTTCTCCCTTGCCATTATTTCTTAGTTCATATGTTTGGAAATGAGAGGCAATTCTATGTGAGTGTCCACGAATTAAGGATACCTGAAGATCGTTCATGTCTTTACGTACCGCCCCAGTATCTGCTACTGATAGGCCGTGATGAACGTGAATATCTCCAAATCTTTTCTTAGGAAGTTCATTATAATAAATGTAATCATACCCCAAAGAATCTAGGTTCCAAAGATTTTCTGGCGTTACGTGCTTAATATAATCTGGAAGCTTTGCATCTATATAATTAAATATTCTGATGTCATGGTTACCTAAAGCAGAAAATAACTGGGCATTCTTACCTGCTACCTTTCTTACTTCTGCATAGAAATCTCTAGCACCTTTTGCTTCGTGCTCCATCAATGGAACAATCATCTGGCCGTTCTCATCTTTGTGCATTCTTAAAAACTCTGCGGATCTTCCTTCGGTAAACCTGCTATAGCAAGCTTGGTCGTCGGTGTCGCCAAGAATATCTACTACATCTGGTTTAAACCATTTCATTACTTTAAACCATAAAGCAATTGCTTTATCATCTTGATACGGAATCTGTTGATCGGACGATAACATCCATTTAAGATCGTTTGCCATTATTTCCTTAAGTTAGTAATAAACTGCAGATAGCAGTTTATATGCTACGAATTGTAGCATTTGGTTTTATATTGTCAAGGGTTATTCAATCTCTTTCATTTGAATAGCTATGTAATTAATTTTAACTTTTTGACTTAGCTTATCAGTTGAGCATACTTCTATTCTACCCTGAGTAGTGCTTGATGTCGATGCTCTTATCGTTAATCCAGCAGAGTCTTTATTAATATCAGAAGCTATACTCGCAACAATAATTGGAACATCTGTAAATGCTTTATTTTTAAAAGTTACTGCATCAGAACGGCAGGCTCCAGGGGCTGTCTCTATTTCTACTGATCCAATTTCTACAATAGGAAATACCTTTACTTCTTTTTGAAGATTGCCGATAGTCTGACTTGTAGTCTGGCTTAGGTTGTAATTAGACTGGAATACGCTTGTAACATTTCTTTGAATTTGATTTAACTTATTAACATCTAAAGGCTCACCCGCATTAAATATTACGTCGGGATTATATTCTGTCATAAGTTATCTCCTAGTTCATGCATATTTGCTTCCGCCTCAGATACTTCAATAACAGATTTACGGTTTAGGCCGTATCTATCAAAAGAATCTGGGTCGACTATATGCCGCTTTTTATTCTGCGATATTAAATACATTTTACCATCCGCTATATTCTTTATCAAAGAGCCATCACGGAATCCTAATTTGCCTACTAGCTTTATTCCTGCCACCGCTTGTTCTGTGGCATTTACGGTTGTAAAGAACCACGACTTGGCGGCACGATCAGAAATAAGCTTATAGCGCTTGTTGTCCTTAATCCAATATATTCCCTTATCTGTCTTGACTGCAAGACCTGATGGGAATATAGTAGGACTAATTACTGTCGCTGTCTTCGGTCTTCGAAGCATTTTTCTCATTAAGAAGTTGAGTAACTTCTGCACGTAAAATTGCAACTTGAGTTTCATAATTTGATACAATCTCTCCAATGCGTTGTTGAAGGGCGGTGATAACTAGTTCTGCTTTTTCCATTATTCTCCTAATGTAGACCTAAAGGATACCATTATCCTTCTAGGGCGTCAAGCCTTGTTTTAATACTAATTAGCTCTTGATTTAAATTTTGAATTAGGGCTAGCATTCCTGGTACAATAAATCTTTCATTCCAAGTATGTGGTTGCCCCTCTGAATAATCTACCGCTATTGGGTAGTGTTCTTCTACCTCTTCAGCAATGAATCCAGGGAGAGGCTTATTAAATCTATCGTCCTCTTCAGATATGTATCCAGATTTATATGTAAAAGATCTTACTGGTAGGTTTAATAAGTTGCTCGGATTTAAATCGTTTAAAGTAGATATATCATTTATATTCTCTTTAAATCTAATACTAGATGCGCTTGTTTCTTGAATTTCTCCAATTGCTCCTGTTGCTACTCTTAAATTAGTTCCAGCCGTTGATGTGCTTAAGTTTGGAGCAAACATCGTGCCATTAAATGTAGATGAACCATCTACCTGGAGCCCGTTAAACATTCTAAAATCCCCAAGAGCGCTATTGCCTGAATTTGTTGATTGTACATAATATGAAGAACTGCCCTGCAATAATGCTGTTGAAAAACTTAATTGCACCTTTGGATAGCTTGAACCTGTTGAGTCTGGTGTACTTCCGTAATGCATAAGTATGCCAGCTGTTCCAAGAGGCAATACATTCCCAGATATCGAGCCTGCAACTTTAAATTGTAATGCATTGCTAGCTCCATTCATAATTACAGAGTATGTGCCAGATGAAGTTTGAACAGTTCCACCTGTTACTGTTGCGCCAGTGATTTCTCCAGTTGTTCCATTTAAAACTACAGATCCAGATGTACTTTGAAGTCCGCTTGATGTTATTGTCCATCCACTAGCTCCGTTGGCTGACCCTATATATCCAGCAGTAGCTTTTAATGTTCCAGAAATATCTGCCGATGTGGCAGTTAAAATTCCACTTGTATTTACAGAAAAAGCACCAGATGATGTAGATATTTGTGTTGCTGTTAGTGATCCTGTTACTGTCAAGCCTCCCCCAAGTGGAGCTTGTAATACTGCAGTTCCTCCGTTGTAAATGTATAGTCCTGCCGCAACAGCTCCTACGGCAGCGCTAGATATTTCTATTCTAGAAGAACCCGCAGTTCCTGCACGAATAAAGGATGTAGCGCTAAGAGTTCCAGATTCAAGATTATTTACAGATATTGTTCCAGCAGAAAGTTTTGTTACATCAATAGTTCCAGCTAAAATTTTACCAGCAGTAACTGCATTTGTTGCAATCTTATCAGCTGTAATTGCTGAAGAAACTATCTTGTCTGCCGTAATTGCATTTGCTACAATTTTAGGAGAAGTAACAGCATCAGATGCAATTTTAGTCTCTGTAATTGCTGATGTAGCAATTTTTGCAGCAGTAACTGCATCGTCTACCAATTTAGCATTTGTAATAATTTGATCTGCCAAATCACTAGCTATTGCAGATCTTGCACCTAAAGCCTGACTTGTTACATTTGCAGATATTGAAGATTCTACTGGCGGACTAGCTCTATTTACAGAACTTGCATGTATGTATACTGGAGTATCGTATCTAACATATGTTCCGTCAACTGGAATTACTATTTTATTTGTAGTTTTATTAGCCGTCATTTGGCCAACTTTTATATATGTTCCACCTGTTGCAGAAGAAGATGTTCCTGCATATATATTTACAGCTTGAAATCCATACCATTCAGCGTCGCCTGTATATGTGCCGTCCCAATTAACCTGTATGCCACCCAAAACTCTTTCTGAAGAGAATCCTTTTGGGGTTACTGGAGCTTGAACTTGTTCTTCTAGTGGAGCAACGGTAACAGATCTAGATATACTAGCTAATGACTCTGCTCCATTAACAGTTTGTATTTTGAGAACCACTATATAAATTCCAGGCTCTGCTGGAAATGTCCTTGTTTCTGCTTTCTTAAAAAATCCCGCTGGTTTAGTTCCGTCACCGAATGATCCGCCAGTAATGTAAATATTTACTCTATCGAAATCTGTTGCTACTGTTCCTCCAGAAAATCCTCCCCATGATACTTTAATAAATCCAGGAAGTCCTTCTACGTCTGCAGAATTTAAGTCTGGTGCTACTGGAACTGTTTTTGCTTGTGAATTTAAAGTTTTTACAGGGCCCCACTGTCCAAAACTTCCGTCTTTAAATTTCCATCTAAACTCAACAGGATATTCTTGCTCTAATTCTAATTCAGTTATAGTTACAAGAAAATAATTACCATCCTCAAATGATTCGCTTGAATCCTGCAATAGGTCTTCATATAACTCTGACATACTAGAAGCTCAAATCTAATCTATATTCTACGTCTACTTGTCTTCCCGCCACTTTTGAAATTGGCGTAGTTAAATGAGATCTGCTTATTAATCCAAATATTGGATCAAATGTATCTTCATCATTTATTCTAAGTCCGTCTAGACCAACCGATGTTGCTCCTCCTGAACTTGCGGTTACTGTAATTCCAATTTCATTTATATTTGTTATGTCTGGGGCGGGGGAGGTAGCGCCAGCAAATAATGTTGATAATAAAATATTTGAAGATAATTTATATCCAGTTCCTGCTGTCGGAGTAACTGTAACCTCATAATACTTTGAAGCTTCGCTATAGAGCCTTATTTTAATTGTAGATAGGTTTGCATCTTCTCTGTAATAAGCTAATCGAATAGAATCTGCTTCACTATATCCAGATAAATCTAAAGCTTGTATAGACGACTTATATTCAGTTGAAGAACTTGTATTGGCAGACATTCTTAATAGGTTTCCGCCAATTCTATAATTAGATGTAGTAGTTAATGGATTTACTCCTGCGGATGTTTCCCAGTCTAGTAAGTCATCAAAATCAGTTAAAAATTTACTATCAAAATTGTTTATTGATGACCTATTTGTTGGATACAAACCAATTTCATATATTTCTGCAACAACATCTTGCGGAATAGTTGTTTTATAAACAACAGAGTATGTTGTAACTCCACTTGTTGTTTGTATATCAGTTGATCCAAAAAGAACAGGAAGCCTGTAAAATTCAAAACCTAATCTTGTATCATTAACAGTTGCTGCGGTGGAGTCAATTCCGAAGGCCATATCTTTATTAGAATTTAAAATATTACCAGCAATAAAGTTAGTCAAAAATCTTTTACCAAATTTAGTAATTACGTTTGACTTACGAAATATCTCTTTTCCATTCTCATAAAATATGTATGTTCCTTTTATCATTACGCTCCCCTAGGCTGATATATTCTGGCATCGACACCATCAACATCTTTTTTATTTTTACTAGCATTTCTAATTTTAATAACTACTTTTAATTTTTCAATTTTTGAAACTGGATCAAAATATTTAATATATTGAATATCTTCAATATCTGAAAGTTGAGGTACATCTGCTGATTCACTTATTACTTCTTGTGCTGATATTGGTGATCCTGAAGTTAATGAGCCGCTTAAAAAAGAAGATACTCCTGTTCCGCTTACTTTATATTCTGAATCTTCGCCAATAATAATAACTTCACTTGGGTCATACCAAACTAAATCTGGGTGCCCTGCTGGAAGTACTCTTTTTGTAGTAGAGACTATGCTGGATTTAGAAACTCTTTTTGCCATTTTTTAATTATACCATTTAGTTGAACTAAAGAGTTCGTCCAACTATTTCGGTTTCTAGTCCTTCCTGATACCTTTGCGATACCTTTACAACTATAATTTTTTGAGTACCCGTGAAGCCTTGGTAAGGATAGTTTATAGTTATGATATCTCCTACCGATATGAGTGGGTTTCCAAATACTTTCATTGTTATTATATTAGCCTTATTTACTACCCGCCCCTGTATCCATTCAGCTAAGGATTTAACGTCTTTTTGGTTTTGTAGCCAAACAGATTCAAAAATGACTGGCTCAGATGATGCATATTCGTTTACTGAGGATGTATCATATTCTATCTCGCCAGAAAATCCTATTGTATTGCCATAAATAGATAATTGATTTACCCCTTTGTCTGAAAGAGGAACTGTTATTGATGTATTATTTAAAACTAAAACATCTGCCTTAAAATTATCATAACTCTGTCCAATTATTTTAGCTAGCTTATTTCCACCAGTTGTCCATCTAATTGGAATAGATGGTGCGCTACCAAACCTTACTGTTTTTCTAGATATCTCTCTAACTACCGTTCCAAATTCATCAAAGGCATTTTGCTTAGTTGTCATATCAACATCTTCGTTTGATGCATTATATAACATGTCTCCGTATGATAAATCTAAAAAGTCTTTTGTAAATTGACCATTATAGAAATTTAAAGATTGATAGTCTCGATCATAAAGCTCAGCATTAATTGATTCCCCATATACATAATCAAATTTACTTGTTCCCGACAATCCCACTAAGGCAATCTTATTTGTTGGATCTAAAATTGTTTTATCAGATTGAGATATAGTTGTATCTGAGGCCTCTACTTTAAAGCCGTTAACATATGCAGTTATCGTAATTGTTTTATTTACTATTTTTACTTTAACGTCAACATTATAAACTGTTCCTGCAAATAATTGATCAAGAGTTGCTCTATTTCCTTTTTGAGAATCTTTTAGCTTTATAATTCTTTTTTTATCTAATTTAAATATTTTTAATGGCGATGAATTTGCCGAAGCTGCAGTTGCGCTTGTTTCTAAAGAAATAAAATATCCAGAAACATTAGATTCATCAAAAAAGAATCCTATGGCAGCACCTTGAGGCTTATATTTAATTAGGGGCTCAAATATAACGGATGTACCAAATGCATAGTAGCTTTCTGTATAATTTTTTACAGGTCTGGCGAAAGCCCCTTCGCCAAAAGTTGATGTGGTAGAAACGGGTAGCTGTATGGCATTGAAGCTCTTGTAAGCATAAGTATACTCATTATCTCTTTTTTCACCGCCCTTTATAGTCAAAAATGATTTAGCGGTTACCTTTTCTCCAATTTCTTTTGGCGATCCTGTTTTGGAGGGTGAAGAAGTTGTAGAAGAAAGTTTATGAAAAACTTGCATTTGATTGCCTTGGCCCGAAGAGTTAGAAAGTTTTGTAGTTACTTTATATAATGCATTAGCTGTAAGCCCAGTTATAGCTATTCCATTTGATGCTGATGTCTGTGTCTGCTCGGCACCATCAGTTGTAGTTTCATTTAACATTTTTTGATATGTTACTGAGTAGGTGGTTGGAGTTCCTGAAACACCGAGCATTGATATTGTTACAGTCATTGTAGTTGAAGTCGATGTAATTCCTGGGCTAAATACCTGATAAAGTTCTGGGATGCTGCTTCCCCCATTTATTGTTCTATAATACATTAGCGCCACTCATCCGTTTTCTGAAACCATGCACTTAATGATGTAGAGGCTGTTGATGTATGTGCGGCTGGGGTGGTCCCAAAAACACCTCTAGCTTTAATTCTGTATTTTCCAGTTGGCTTAAAGTATTCTGGTCCAGTTTTTGAAAGTGCTCTATATTGTGCCCAATCTCCTTCTGAGCCAATAAATACTGGTATCCCTTCATTGCTAGAACTACTTAAAGGAACATATTTGAATTGTATTGCATCATACTCAAAAACTTCTGAATTTACTAAAAAATATCCAGAGTAATTAAAAGTAGATTCTAGTTTTGTTAACGGATCTAAATTGTCAATATCAATATCAAAATCAATTAACTCTGCTGGTGTATCTGCTGCAATATCAAATCTTAGTCCGCCTGATATTAAAAATGAAGGTTCAGACGCCCACAAATCAGTTGCAGTTTGAGTATACAAAGAGTTCATTGGGGTCTTCCATATAATTTTCACTTGGTTGGCTGATGCCACTTCTTGTTTATTAAAGTCTATAATATTAGCAAGCTTATTTCCGCTTTGTTCATAGTGAAATTCCCAGTGTGTTGTTGAACCCTGATACATTTTATCTCTTGTGTAAAATTGCAAAATATTATTTTCATCAAAGTATGCATTCATTTGAATGTCTCTACATAGTTCTTGTAAGCAATCCCAAACTGTTTTATTATTTTCACTCCACCAAACTGTCAATGTTGGGACTGAAGTATCTATACTTGATCCGCCGCCGTCTAATAAAATATTCATATTATAGTTAGTAAAACCAATGGAATCTAAAATTCCCATAATAATAGAAGTAACTGGGGCATTTTTATAAATTAAATCTGGGATTAGTGTTTCCATTAATTGCTTTGATCCATCTAAAGCTTCAACCTGAACATCACCATATTCTGATATTGAATGAGATTCTAGATAATATGTTCCCTGTTCTACCCGATCATATTTTAAAGAGCCTTCTGTGACCGCTCCAAGAGAATGAAAAATTTTAAAATGTGGTTTAATTTCTGCATTTTTAGCAAAATAAATTACATCATTTGGCACTGGAGAAACTGTCCAATTTTCATCTCTATTGTATGAAAGAACTCTAAGATTTGATTGATTATACTTGTCTAAACTTAAAGTTAAATTGTTTGCAGTAATATTGCCTACTGGCAATATGTCTGTTGCGCTTGATGTAGACTCTTTGTCTATATCAAAAGATACTATGTCTGATGATATATCCTTTATCCATCTGGCAGATATTTCTGTGACTCCAATTATTCTTCCAGCCCCCGCCGAAGGTGTTGTGACATTGATAGACTTTATTTCTCTTGGTGCTGGGTAAGAAATTGCTTGAGATGAACTAAAAGGGGCAGTGGTAGACCAAGATGTACCATTATAATAAACAATAAGCCTGCCATCTGAAGTTGGGACATTTACCGATGTAACAGATGCAGTTGTATTGTCTGAATACGTTATTAACAATGAACAGGTTGATGGCAGCGTATGATACTTCTCAAATGCTACAACTATTTTATTTGCTAATGCTGGCTTTGTTGGAGTAGCACTTCCGCTAGAATTTACTAGAGTTGCAGTTTTAGATAGGCTACTTTCAGAAGCTTCAGCTAAATTATTAGTAACAGAAAATGTTCTAGAGTCTGGCACATCCGTAATTAATTGATTTGTTAAATTAAATGATGAGTTTCCTGAGCCTGATATGGTTACTCTTTTATTAATAGTAAATCCGTGATCTGTTGTGGTTTTATATACAACCTTTGAACCAGTAGCATATGCCTGACTTATAGATGCTGTGGCAATAATATAATTAACTGTAACATTAACTCCCGTATTTTGTGGAGTAACCCAATATTTATAATAAGTTGTTGATCCAGGATAATATACTCTTGGGGCGGCTGGATAAGGGAGTGTTCTATAGTCGTAAAATTTATTTGAACCTTGATGATCTGAGTCTAGATTAATATAATATTTAACACCTGGCAATACTGGTCTAAATGGCTTTAAAATAGAATCTAATGGAAACAATTTTTTAAATGGGTTAATTCTAATTAATTGACCAGGCTGCTCATCAATTCCATCTTTATAATTTTGATCGGTTGCTGTTGTAGATATTGTTATATTATCTAGTAAAGTGTTCATATTGTATTCTATTGTTGCTCCCGCCGAAATATTAACGGTGCGGGAATTATAAAATATATTTTTTAAGTCATTGCTAGCAGTTATCATTATACCTGCTCCATTGACATAGATACGTTATAAAAAGGAACCTCTCCTCGTTTTAAAAGGGTGGCGCTAAACGATGTACAAGAAACTGTATATTCTTCATAACCTGAAGATTCTTGACTTGTTCCACTTTTAGCAAAGTTTAATCTAATGTTAAAAGTTCCCTGACCCTCTGTGCTATTGTAAAATTCTATTAAATCTAATGCTCCCCATTGCCCATCTACCGTATATCCTCTAGTTCCTGGAAGCATGACCCAAGAAACATCGAACTGTTTTTTATCCGCTACAAAATATTTTCTCAAAGAGCCGTTTGCCATTCTTTGGGCCTGCTCAATTCTTTGAATAGATATACCTAATTCACTTCTATTGTGTTCACTTAATTTAATCCAGGATTGAGTTGTATCACTTGGGTCGGCATAAAGGTCTCTAGCATATACCTGTATTGCAGATCCTCTAGGTAAATAACTAGTTCTATTACCGTTTGTCATTACTGATATCTCCTTGATATATTTCTTTCTGGATTAGACTTTCTTTGCTCTAAAGCCATAGCAACCTTAAATTCTTCAAATAGCTGTCTGCCATTTGCGGGAGCTTCTGCAAATTGCATGGTTACAGATCCTATCTTATATACTGAGCTGCCGCCATCTGGATTATATGGCATAGTTTGAACCATTGGTCCGCCATGCTCGTATCTTGGTATATCATAGTTTAGCATAAGTCCGCCATTTTTCATACCATTAATTCTATCAAAGAATGGAACTCCTAATTTAGATACGGTATCTGCATTTACTATATATTCGCCATTAGATACTCTTACCATTCCGCCATTTGCGTACATGCCAATTATTGAGTCTGATGTTTTAGTTCCTGGACCACGCAATAATCCTCCACTTGCATATTTAGCTCTATCTCCAAGCTTTTGATTTTTAGCATCAAAATTATATATTACTCCATTACTTTTATCTATTGCATAGGTTTTACCATTCCATTCAAAAACATCAAATCCTGGCCCACCTGTTGCTGGTACGTAAGTTTGAGTCTTCTTGCCTGTTTGTGCTTGAGCTCCTGCTTCTTTTAATGTTTTAGATTTTACTGTTTGTTTTTCGGCGCCAAAAGTTTCTCCAGCTTTTGTTTTTCTATCCCCAGAATAATCTGCATCCATATCTATTTTTTTGCCGTCAACAATAATATTTCCAGTAGCCGTTACTGTAACACCTTTTTGTGCAACTATTGTAGTTATCTCTGAGCCATATTTGGAAAGAAGATCGGTGGCCATAGTGCCTATATCTTCTTTAAGTCTTCCCTGTGCAACATCTGGAAGGGAAGTTGTTGCGACAGTTTGACCAGTCCCTCTTACTGCGTCTACTAATTTACCTGCAAGACCTTTAAATTCATCAGATTGTTTAAAGTTTTCAAGATCATCTTTATTTAGATCCATCGCAACTTTAAGATTTGTCATTGCATCATTAACTGCATCTATTTTTTCTTTTTGCTTTTCAAGTCTTTTATTAATAGATTCAAGGCTTTCTGCAGCAAGGGCAGCTTTATTTGCAAGAGCATCTTGTGCGTTTTGTAATCTTTCTTTTTCAAGCTCAAGTGGCTTAATATCTTTTAGTCTACGCTCTTCAATTTGCTGTTCTGTTAATGTTACCTGTTGCTCATTCTGTAGCCTTTGTAACTCAATTTTAGCTGTTGCGGCCCCAGCAAAATCTCCAGCAGCTACTGCTTTTTCATATTCAAGTTGTTGCTGCTGGAGTCTAAGTGCCATGTCTTGCGCTTGAGCTTCCTCACGCAAGGCTTTCTTTCTAGCCTCAGCCTTATCATTAATTTTCTTTATTTCTTTATCTAAAGCTTTAAGTCGTTCTCTAGCATCAATTTGTTCTTTTACGCTTTGACCCTTTGCAGCGGCGGCTAAGTCGTCACGTTGCTTCTTGAGCTCTTTATAAGCTTTAGTTTCTGCCGATAGCAATCCTTTTTTGTTAACGGTTGCAACTGCTTGTGCTGTTGCTATCTGTAATTTATAGACAGCGTCTACTTGTTGTGCATTTAAATCGGCTAAGTCTCCTGTAAAGCCTCTAGCTACTAATCTTAGTTTTTGAAATACGCTTACAGCAGTATCTTGTGCATTTACAAATTTTTCAATTTCAGGATTTTGTTTCTTTAGGTTTTGTAATACGCCTTGACCTATTGATTCTTGACTCTTGACCTTGCTTGCAATGATATCAAGCATTTTTTGCTCTGCTTTATATCTGGCTTCGGTTTCATTAAATTCTTGCTTTTTCTTTTTAGCAGCCTTTTCGCTTTCTGAAACATAATCTTCTACGCCAGTATTAATTGCAGTTAACGCTGTATTTAATGCTGCCGCCTGATCTCTTGTATTCTCAAAATTCTTGGCATAATTAAATGATTGAAGAGCGCTAGCGGCGGCAGTCTGAGCATCTACTATTCCTCTAAATGCATCTGTATTTATTACGCTTACTGATTGTCCAGCTTTATTAGACAAATTAAATAATGTGTATATACGTTTTGCAGCTTCTTCTGCCGATAACCCTGCAGCCATTAATTGCTCTTTTAATTGAACAGCAACTCTTGCTGCGTCTGGGCGGGATGTGGCATTAATTACTTTAATTTGCTCCGCCATAGTTTCTTTTAATTCTTTTCTTAATTTCTTATATTCTTCAATAGTCATTTTAAATGGAGTACCAGCAGATGCTAAACTTTCATATGTTATCATATTTTGATCAATCATAAGTTTTTGTGCAGCTACTGCGTCTTTAATTTTAGTATTATAATTAGTAAATTGAAGTCCTGCTTTTTCTGCAGATTCTGATGTTAGCCCGAATGCGGCGGCGCTTAATCTTTGAGTTTCGTTATAATTATCAAATGCTTTTTTAGCTAAAGCTGCTGATCCCGCCACTAGTCCTAACGCAACATTTAATCTAGTAATTCCAGCTAAAGCTTTTCCAATTATTGGAGTAAATCTTCCTGTGCTTTCCGCCATTCCTGCAATTGAACTTGCTGCTCTAGTTCCAGCAAATATGGACTGCTGTCTTCCAGGAATTGAAGGTACAGTAGAGGCTGCGAGCATAGGGTTCTGTGCAGATATTGGCGACCCAAACATAAAGTTTGGATTTGGAACAGATGTCTGTATTCCTAATCTTTGTGAGGGGGTTATTCCAGAACGTCCCGCTCTTCCCATTAACAAATCTGGAATCATATAGCCAAGCATTCCGCCCATCATTGATCCAGTTTGTCCAAATCTTGAACCTATTGTAGAACCCGCCATTGATCCTAATGAACCAAAAAGTAAACTTCTTAATATTCCGCTGCCTCTTACATTGCCACCAAATTGATATCTTGGAACCATGCCTCCTGATCCATACTTTTGTCCATTTTGTGAAGGAATCAAACCACCGACATTATATCCTGGGACCATTCCGCCATTGTTTGCACCAAATAGTTTTCCGTAAACTTTCGCCATACCAGAAGCAGAAGACCCAACTGTTCCGCCTAAACTTGCGCCCTTATTTGCAAATGATTGTAATATTGCTAAATCTGATTCTGGCAGCCAGCTTTTATTTGATGTAACAGCAAATTGTGCAATTGTTGGGAACGCTGTAAGCATTGATGTTGGATTAAACATTCTCTTTCCATCAATCTTGTGTCCTGTAATTTTTGAAGTATTAAAATAATCTAGAGTTGCATCATATAAAGCTCCTCTAGCTTTATCACTTAATCCTGGAATATGACCAAAGTATTTCTTTCCGCCTTGTATATCCATTGCATTAATTTTGTAAGTTTTTAAAGATTGTGGTCCATCAAAAGTTTTGCCTTCATATTTAAATTTAGCACCAAGTTTAGCAAGAAGTCCTGCTCTTGATACTCCGCCGCCTGCGTTATATCCTGGAACCATGCCTCCACGATTAGCAGCAAATGCCCTAGTGTATGGTGATAATTCTCCTGCATTGCTAACTATTGCTGATTGTTCTGCTTTTTCAATTGCTTTTGCCCAAGCAAGCTCATCTATATTTGTAGAAGGCAATGAGCTCTTTAATTTACTTGCAGCATCATTAGCTATCTTTCTAGCTAGCTGTGAAGGTATTCCTCGTGCTGACAAAAAGTCTAAAAGATTTGTCATCTGATAACCTTGTATGTTAGCAAAATCTGCTCTAGTTGCTGTTCCTGAACTTATTCTGTTGTTCAAGGCACCATCAATATGAACAACAGAACCTGGTAAAATTTGAGCTGTTCTTCCTTCTGCAATATATCTTTGTGCGGCAGATCTACGACTGCCTGTTGGAGTCATAGATCCAGTTAAAGTAAATCTATTATATACATCTTCAAAAGAACTTGTTGGATAAGCTCCCTGTGCAGTTCTAGAACCTATATTAGATATAAATCTCCTAGACACTCCATGAGCACCTATCATTGCTGATAAAGATGCTGCTTCTTCTTTAGTAAGATATCCAGACTCTTGAAGTCTTGGAATAGTTGTTCCGCCTCTTTTAGGGCTTCTTGACATTGCTTCAAAATTAAGTTGACCTGGAGTATACGCTTGCCTTCCAGATCTTTCTCCAGCCACTCTTAATCCAGAAATAGATCGTCTTCTTGTTTGCAATGCTCGCAGCAACGGTATAACTCCACCAATATTTCTTTGCACTGGAATAACTATGGCTCTTCCTTCATTAAGAGCTCTCATTCCATCTGGATCTTGCTGTGCTACATCTCTACGAATTACAAATTCTCCTGGGGTAAGCATTGCAGGAACTACATCTGCGTTTACATTTGGACCAGGAACTTGATTCCCATCATTATAAAATACTCCACCACCAGTATTTCTTTGAATAGGCCTTGTTGTCTCAATACTATATGGTCCACCAAAAGACTTAGTTCCAGTAGCTCTTCCCAAGCTTTCCATTACATCTAGGAATATTCCGCCACGATATGCACCACGAATATTTGGCTTGCCAGCAATATCAACTACAGGCTGATTTATTAAAGGCGCTTTTGTTAAATCAATTGTTCTGCCACGTGCTGCGGCATATGCAGAAACTTCAGCGCCCATCATTGCTTCAAGTTGAGCATTTACGGCTATAATTTGTGCACGTGCTTGCTGCACATTTATTGTTCCCGCTCTTAATTCTGCAACAATGCTAGCAGATTGCGCTGCCGCATTTGCAGTCAATCTTTGTGTGATTGGCAATATGTCGTCAAATGTATCTAATAATTCTCTTGATACCTGTCCACCTAAGCCAATAGTTTTCTTTAATGCATCAATTTCTTGCTGGCTTTGAACTCCAAGTGTTGCCATAAGAGCTGCAAATTTAGCATGCTCTGCTGCAACAACTCCTGTCGATACTCCAGACACTGTGGTTAATCCTGGAACATCTGGAAGTCTTTCAGACATTAATATCTGTGGTGTTGCGCCAATCTTTCTATTTACTGGAACTGGCTGTAAGGTTAATCCAAATATACTTGAAGGATTATTAGGATCACGTGGATTTAAATGTGCCGCCGCTCTTGTTTGTGGACCAACTAAAGGATGATTTGGATCTGTAACTCTTGGAGCCCCTAGACCTCCACCCACTGTCATTATTGGAGTTCCCGCTGCAGTTGCTATAGTTGCACCTAAAGCATTTGTTGTTGATGTTGCGTTAGAGGCGTTTGCCTGAAGGCCTTTTAGGTCTTCATTTAATCTTTTAATTGCAAGACTTAAAGTATCAGCAGCTTTTGCATCACTATAGAACTCATCACTAAGCATTGAGCTAGCGTTTTTAGCTGCTATAATTTCTGGGGTTAGAAGTTGAAATCCTTCTGCGCCTCTAAATAAGGCTTTGAAATGTCCAAGTCCTTTAATAATATATCCAAAGAAGTTAGCAAGAACACCAGTAAGCATAATTACTGGACCGATAATTGCTGTAAATGCTCCACCAAATGCCATTACCTTCTTTATTGGATCTGGTAATTTTTGAGCAAAGTCAAGGATTGCACTAAGAACATTGATTAATTTAGTTCCTATATTTAGGAAGTCTTCTCCTACGCCTGCAAGATCTGCTTTAAGTCCTTCTACCGCTCTACGGAATCTTCCTGCTGCTGATTCTGTTACTGCCGCCAACTCTCGACCAGCCACTTGTTCTAGTTCTGCTACGCTGGCACCCATTAAATCTAAAACTTGTAGCGTCTGGCTGCCCTCTCTACCTAGGTTATTTAGTAAAGCGCTGATTCTTGCAAACTGAAACTTACCGAACATCTGTTCAATTGCTTGTGCTTTTGAAAGAGGATCAAGTTGATCTAATGCTGATTGTAAATCTAAAAGTAATGAGGTTGTATCTCCTGCATTTGCTTTTACCATGCCAAGAATATCTATTCCAAAATCTTTCATTAAGCCAACGGTTTGTTTTGTTGGATTAATTAAAGAAGCTAATCCAGACTTAATAGCGTTAGCTGCTTCTGAAGCATTGATTCCGCCCTCTCGCATTGCTGTTAGATAAAGAGCAAGGTCCTGTATGTCTCCACCAAGACTTCTTACAACTGGACCTGCTTTTGGAATTGCAGTTACCAAATCATTTAGCGTTGTTGATGTTTGGTTTTCTACTGCGTTTAAAAAGTTAATTGATTGAGAAAGTTCTTCTGTATTTTGTTTAAATGCTGTTTGAATAGCAAGAGTTGCCTTCATGGCTTCTTGTCTATCAACTTCACCTAATACTGCTAATCTTGTAGTTTCTGAAATTGAAGATAGGAGCTCGTCCCCTGTTTTTCCAGTAGCAGCAATATCAGCGGCAAGAGCAATTGTTTCTGAGAAATTAACTCCCATTGCAGAGGATAGTTCTTTTGCGGTAGCAGAGACCTCATCTCTAATTCTAGATAACTCTTGTGCGGAAGTTCCAGCAACATCTCCATAAACCTTAGTTAAACGGGTTAATTCTTGATCTGCTGTTTTAAATGCATCTGCTGCTGCTTTACCAAATGCTGCAAGTGGTAGTGTTAATCCTACTGTTAACTGACGTCCTGCCCATTGAGTATTTTTACCCCAGTTAATAAGCTGAACTCCACCATCCTGAATAACCTTATTCATTATCTGGAATTCTTGTCTTAGTAGAGATGTTTTATTTTTTACTAAATCTAATCCTCTTGGAATATGTACGTTATATTGCATTAGCCCCTGGGCATTTTTACCTAGGGGTTGCAATACAGCATTTTGTAATTGAACTTGTTGCTTAGCGAGATCTCTGATTAATCCGCCGCTTGTTCTTGAATGTTCTTGATATGTTCTAAAATAATCTCTTAGCTTTAATCTTCCACCATCTAGATTCTTGCCAAATTTTTCTACATCTGATGTTAGGCTTACAAAGTGTGAAGAAAATTGCCCAGTCTTGAGCATGTTCTGGTTGAACATTGCATTAGCTGCATCTATCTGACCAGCTAACGCTCTATTGGCACCAGCAAATTCTTGTTGAAGTTTGAATAGGCTGCTTGTAACTCGTTGCACATCGGCAATAAGATTTGAAAAATCCGAATTTGCAACTATACTAGTTACAATTTTTTCGTCAGCCATTTACCTCTTTGTTACTCCTTAGAGTATCCAAGTCCTGCTCCGATACCAAATCCTGCTTCTGCAGCCATCGAGCCTTGCAAAGAAACCACATCATCTGTTGTGGCCTCTATGCCCATAGCCCTTAATCGGATATCTTCAAAGGTTGGACCTTTTTGTTCTTGCTCATCTCTTAGGTCTATGCCCTTTAAAGATGCCAAGAATATTCTTTTTTCACTTTCATCCTTTTGCATTGATTCTATCGTTTGCAAAAGTTCTGGTAATGAAAGGCTTTCTTCTAGGTCTTGGTAGCTTTTCCAAGCTCCCAAAAGAAAAACTCTTTTTACTAGAGCGGCTAAATCTAGTTCTGACCAGCCAGAACTGCTGCCGCTATTAGGTTTGGGTCGTCTAGTTTAATTCCTCCACAAACTTCGAGGATTCTATTAATTGTAGGAACATCTAAAGCTTCCTCAAGCTTGTCCCGATCTTTTATAAGTTCTGGAAGTTGTGTCTCTAATGCAATTGCACATGCGTCAATTAAAACACTTAGTGATTGATCTTCTGTTGTAGCCTCTTGGGCCTTATTCATAGCTGCCATAAATTTACGGAGCTGCTTAATAGATAGCGGTTTCAATTGAACCGTATCGCCATTTTGTAGTTTTATTTCTTCTACGTCGTATACTGTAGTAGCCAATTTATCCTCCTATGGATAGTTATAAACATTATAACAAATAGATTTTATTAACACAAGCACAAAACCCCCGTATTTTACGGGGGTTTTGCAAATAGCCTAAATGAATTAAGCTAGGATTCTATCAATAATCTTACCATACTCTGATCCGACGTAATTAGCGTCTGGAAGGAGACGGAAGGTCACTGGGAATGTGGTTGGGGTATTACGTGCTAGGGTGAACTGTGTCTGTTGTACAGAAAGAACACGACGAGCATAGTATACACGCTCAGAATTTGCTGATGACTCTGTGGCTGTTACAGTTTTGAATGTTGGAGCTTGTCCAACTGCAAATAGCTGACGCTCTGTTGGAGCAATTCCAAGAGCACCTGCCTCAAGACCAAGAGTTAGGTCTCCTGCTGCACCGCTAGGGCCTGCATAGTTATCTGTTGATGCTGAACCATTCTTCTTAAGAGTTGATGCACCTTGTCCAAATACTGTTAGAACGTTTTGCAAAGTTCCTTCTGTCATTTCAGTCATAATCATGACCTGCATAGCAGACTTGAAAAGCTTTGCTGCGTCTAGCAACTGATCTACGGTAACGTCTTCGAATGTTGGGTTATAAGTGATCTGAAGACCATTGTTTGTAAAACCAACATTACGAACCTTAGCTGAAGCAGTCAAAGCTGTTGAAGCTGTTGTACCACCTGTAAAGGTGATGTGTCCAGCATCTAGCAAGTTTTCGAAATCTGCTGCATAAGTTGCATCGGTTGAGTCTTTTGTAGAAATAAATACTGGGGCTGCACCGACGATGATGTTTTTAGCATTATTAAATGCCATTGTTTCTACCTCCTATTTTAAAAAATTAATTGTTTGAGCTGGCTAGGCTCTTTCCTCTTTCCTCTATGTCCAATTTTAAGGCATAGGAGGACAAAAGGCAAATACTAGGTATATCGGCCAGAGGTATTGGTTATGCGAGAATATTTGATCTCAAGAATGATATCTGCCGAATAGAAACCCTGCATTTCCTGCGATGGCTCTGTCGGGGACATATCGTCAACATGAATACTATGGAATTTGAATTTCTGAGAATTGAAGTTTGCGGACAAATTGACATCTCTGGCAGATTCATCCATTCTTCTAAATTCATCTATCATGAAATTGCGGACTTCATTAATCTTGGAAACATCTGTTGAATATACGGTAAATAGGATTTGCTCATTACAGATTAGCCATAGGGTGTCATATGAGACTCCGATTTTATCGTAGACTATATGGTCCTTCCCGCTCAAAAATTGATTCATATCTGGGATCTGTTGTACTGGGATAATAGGAACTAAAGTCTCTCCTATATTATCGCTATAATAATCGTCTGGGTTAAATATCTCTGCCGCCTGCAATTTTGTCCAAATATATTTGCGAAGCTCAAGCATTGCGTCTAATTTATAATTAACTGTCATAATGATGCTCCGAATGCTGAAGTCAGGGCTGCGTCAGCCTGTACAGCAATTGTATTTGGATTAAATGTATATTTAACTGTTCTAATATCGGCGGGAACCCTAAGAGCCTTAGTCATAGCATTATTAAATAATCTTTGGAATCCAGATTTCTTAATTGAGGCATTAACTAAATTACTCTTAAAGAATCTAGAATATGTCATCATAAATGAATTTTTGACACCCACTCCTCCAGGCCTTTTAACGACCACAGAGGCTCCTTCTGGCATGAAGACCGTATAACCATTGGTCTCAAATACAAGGCGCTTAGAATGGCGTGGAGCAATTTTAAGGGGCATTCCAGCTTCCATCACAGAGGCTTTGCTTACAAATACATGTCTGCGATTACCCTCAGTTGAGGCAAATGTTTTTGAAGGCAGAAATTCATAAGAAATAGAAAATCCTAAACCTTCTGTATTTAATTTATTTAATTTAAATAATCTTGATCCTGAATCTCCGACCTGATTCCATTCATATACATGGTGAAGGGTTTTAGGCTTTACCCTAGCCTGAGAATCTACATATTCGCCAAAGTCTTTTTCTAATTGATTAAATATAACTTCTCTAAATTTATTTTTAAATGACGCATTTGTAGTCAGCTTGCTAATTACTTGGACATTGTAATATACGTATGCGGATATTTGAGCTACAAGGCTTTCTTTTAAAATGCCGCCCTTGGACTTAACCATGAGGTTTTGTAGTCCACTAGCGGCCTGAATTAAGGGAGTGCTATAGTCCAATTCTCTGGTTCTCCGATCTCTTAATTACTGAGTTGTATGCTATCACCGTGCCGAATCCGTCTGTTACGGGAGTGCTTCCAATTACCTCAAAAACGGTGGGAGTCTCTGAAGGATAATTTAATTCTACCCAGATAGGATTGTTCTTTGAATCTCTAATGTTTGTAACTTTTTCTCTATAGGTTAATTTATGAGAAGTTCTTACTTGAAGAATCTCCTCATTATTATATTTAGTTCCATAAGACTGAATGCTATTTGTGCGGGTAGATGAAGAATTACTGATTACGCCCTTGGCCGAGCAGTCTATGGTTTTGTAATAAACCCATTCTTTTACCAATGCCCCAGTGTCAGCATCTTGTAAATCAAATTGACGATATACGTCCATTTTCATAGACAATACTGAGTCTACGAGGTCCAACATTTATACCACTACCATTTGGGTAAGAACATATGCGCCGAGCAACTTATCGGCAAGCTGATTTCCTGTTCCAGAATATGCATCTCCAGAATACTCAAACTGCCAATCGAATGTCTGAATGTTCTTAACGTATTTAGTTCTCCATACGGTATCTTTAGCAAAGTAGTCTTTCATAAGCTCAATGCATGCAAGTTGTACATTGCCTGGGACTGATTCCCAGCCGTATCTTCCTTCAACTCTATATCTTACATTCTTGGCAAATGCCATTCCGTTATATGTATCATTAATGGACGGCGGCACAAGACCATTTGCAATATATACAGTATTGTCTAGCAATCCAGTTCTATCAACTCTAATTCCAAAATTAGTTTCTGAAATGATCGGAGTGTATGTCCAGTTATTTACAGTTGGAGTAGAAACAGTATCTACAAGTAAAATATCATTATGGTATAACTTATGAACATTTACAATACGATAAGGAAGCGGCAGGATATCAGAATCATTTCCAAATACCACCTCTACATCATCATATGTAAAGAAGTCCTGTCCAGTATAATCTTCAATCTGTTTACGAGCATATCTTTCAGCCCTAGTAATTTCAGTGTATGTTTTATAATTAGGATCGCTTGGATCTACTCCAAGGTTTAATTCATCCATTGCCTCATAAATATTTACATATGGGGTCACTACATCTACATAGGCTGTATGTGAGGCAGCGCTAGAATTTACCGTATACTCCCAAAGTAATTTAAATTTTCTTTGACGCTGGGTAAGGCTTAATGGTAGATTTACATAGTAACTACCAGTATCTGTTTCTGCCGCCGTTGAAGTTAATGTAGTAAGTAAAGTCGTTGGAAGAATTGCTGGTGTTATGGTGATGTCAGAAGTTACATCATACACCTTTACTGTTGGTGCAGCATCCGCTGCTACAATTTCTCCCTGCCAAAATACTCTATGAGTTATTGGGGAGTTTGTGTTAATGTATATTTCTGCCATCTGTATGGCTTAGTTGTAGAACTCCTGCACTTCTGCTGGGGTAGCTAACACAAAGCCTTCCTCCTTATCAAAAATTGCTTGGGCTGTATCTTTGTCCATAGCAATAAATGGATGTTCTTTTGTAAAACGATGTCCCATAATTTCGTAGCTAAAGTTTGCACGATTCATTTTTACAAGAACCATATCTTCTTCTTTAACTGCCTTTGGTGCCGCCTTTGGTAATGTTTCGTTCATTTCTAATTCTTCTTCCTCTATGTCCTTAGACTTTTGATAAATAGCCCAGGTTACGCCTTCTTCTGCAAGAGCAGCAATTATATCTTTTTTACCTTTTTGTTCTGCTATATCTACTGCAAAGTCTTCTGCAATTTGCTTTAACTCTGCAACTTTTAATGTATCAAATGACATTAATTTCTCCTTTTGTAGGTTATTTAATTATAGCATTAGTCAATTAAAAGGAAAAGCCCCCAAATTAATGGGGGCCTTTCAGCAGATCTAAATCCTAAATTAGGAAGCGACCTTAACGTTCTTAACAACGACCCATGCGTCTGCCTGCTCGATTTGAACGCCAACACGTGTATACATTGTATACTCGATGGAATCCTTACGAGGCTGGAAGAAGCGGTATACGGTTACATCACGCTTGATACCAATAACTACGTTATTTGGGAATGTCAAGTGGATATCTCCATGATCGCCAGTTTCGCCAGAGTAGTCTCCGTCTTGTGCCTCTTTTAGAAGAGGTACTTCAACGATTGGAATACCGAATGCGAATGGTGCTACGTATCCTGCTGGACCACCTAGTGGCTCAGTTGCTCCACGGATGATGCTTGATGCAATATCCTGTGGGATAGTTTGATTTGTTCCAATGCTATTTGCGTACAGGAAGTCCTGAATCAAATTGGAACCTGCAAGGAAGCGAAGATCGCCACGGCGTTGCTTGTACTTACGTGGAAGCTCCTTAAGTGCGCTGTTAAATACAGCACGGCTTACGTTTGCTCCTGCAGCATCAACAACATGTCCGTATTGCTTTGCCTTCTTTACTACACCATCAAATGACTTGTATAGGGCATCTCCTGTGAGAGCGGTATTTCCATTGAGGACTACGTCTTCAATGTCGTTACCTGCCTGTGTTGCCATCAAACGTGCAATATGATCTTCTAGATCTGGACCCTCAATATTGTCTTCAAGAGACTCTGTTGAAAGCTCCCAGTCTAAACGTAGTTTCTTTGTTGTCAAAGAAATCTTTGAGAAAGATACTGCGCTATTTACGCCATCGTTATCTGCCTCTGTCGCAAGCTTCATAAGCTTCTCGCCTACTGACATACGATCAATTTCAGTGGTATCTGCTCTCATTCTAACTGTACGTGCAACCTTACCAATTACGGTAGCGTCGAACATATAGTCTAGGAAGCGAGCTGATTGTTCTGGATTTAGTAGTCCGCCCTCACCCTCTGAACCGATATGTACGCCTGTGGTTGCTACTGCAGACCCAGTCATATTAGCGGTAACTTGAGTGTTAGCAGCTACTGCTTTTTCTAACATTTCATTACTCATTTTATTTTTCACCTACCTTTTTATTTTAAAAGTTCATTCACGGAACCGAGGAAAGAACCGTTCCATTTTGATTTCTTGATTGTTACTTCCTGAGACCCGCCAAGGTCTGAGGACTTCTTAATTGCGGTCTCTGATTCTACCGCTACGACACGCTTTTCTACGCCATCAATCGTGTTCTTGATATCTTCTACAGCCTTTGAAAGTGCTGTATGTTGTTCTGCCAATTCTGAAATACGACCATCGACGCTCTTGCTGAATGTTTCAACTGTCTCTTTGATAGCTGATACCTGTTGAGCGTTAGCTTCGGAAGCCTTGTTCAGTGTTTCTGAGAAAAAGCCTTTTAGATCGCCAAGCATCTTTGCAAAATCAGGTTCATCAACCATAACTTCTGATACGTCGGCTGCTTTTTCCAGAGTTTCGGCAGAAGCGTCTTCAGCAGGTGCTGCCTCTTCGGCAGGAGCTGCTTCTTCAACAGCTGCTACTTCAGCAGGTGCTGTCTCTTCAACTGCAGGAGTTTCTTCAACTACTGCGTTTTCTGTATTTTCTGACACTTCATTACCTCCTTCTGCGTTTGCCTGTTTTGCAATTGTGTTTGTATCAGGCAACGTTAATCTTGACTTATGTAAATCAAGAATTCTATTTATTTCCTTTGCTTTGTTTACATCGTTTGATTCTACCCAACCAATTAAAGCTGCTGGCTTTCCAGAAACTGGTGATGTATATTCTGCATCTGTTGACATAAATACAGAATCGCTATCTTCACAATAAAAAATGTTTTCTACTTTTGTCTCTGCTGCAATTCCCTTGAACATTAATTTGCCATTACTCTTTTGAATAGACAAAATGTTGCAAAGTTCATTTGCTGGAGAATCAACTACTGATAGCTCCATAAGAGAATAGTCTTTGATAAATCTTACTGGCTTACCTGTTGCTTTATTAACTTCATTTTCTGAGTCAATAATCTTTCCGCCGATTGAAAATCCTTGTAGGGTTCCGTCCAAAATCTTTTCCCATGTATCTTGTGCGCCTTTGGAAATGTATGCGTCTACATAAACTCCGTTAAAAAATTCGCCAGTCTTTGCGTCAAAATACGTTTCTGGCTTGAATGAAACCATTTTGCCAACAGCATTGCTTCCGTGCATTTCACGAATATTTCCACGGAAAGATTCGAATGCTTTAATGCTTGCTTCTGCTGTTACAACATCTCCTGTTTGATCAAGATTGTCTAGTGTGGCAAAACCAGAAACTGTGCGCTTCTCACGATTGACTTTCGTGAATGGCACGGATAGGCTGATGTCGTCGCCATTAGATGACCATAGAGATTTCTCAATATTCATATGCTTAATTTTATAACGTTATTATATATAAGGCAAATAATCAGTTGAGTAGTATTACTCGACCTGTCTGCCTTCGCCTTGAGGATTTCTAGATTCCCCTGAAATATCGGGTGAATTATTTTCCCTCTCTTGAGTTCTATTTCTGGTATTTCCAGCTTGGGCCCTTATTTCCGCCTGCTGTTGTGGTTTTAATTGGACTACTTCGTCTCCGCCGTCCCTTGGAACCATACCCTTTCTAATTCTAATTTCATTAGGGGTAATTACCTGCATCCTTAAATATCTCTCATCGATCTTAGATTGGGTATCCTCATCTGTGAGACTTAATTCATTAAATTTAATTTGCAGGGCGTCAGTCATTTCTTCAATTAATTTATTTAATTTCTTTTCTAGAATTTCCTGAACTGGCTTGCATACCTGCTCTTTAAATGTCTTGTCTGCATCACGAGCATTTGCCAATGAAATTCCTTGAGGACTTCCAATTTTAGAAATAGGAACACGGTGAGCCATTAATATTTCGTCTCTATTGGATTGACGATATACATTAAATGAGGACTCTTGGGTTCCCGCCTCAATTGGTTCCATCTTAAATTCAGTTTTAGAATCTGGGGAATCTGGTGGAAGTGGGATATATAGTGAGCGGTGATTTCTTCCTTTAAGACCGACCTGGAAAAATTCCAGAAGCTTTCTCTCGGACTCTGGGGATAATTTAGCACCCTTTACTGTGATGATATATCTTGGGACCGCCTTGTTTTCAAAATAGTCTAAGTTATACTTTCCAGCAAATTCATTTCCTGCCATAGCATTTGCTGCTGCGACAATATCTGGGATTCCGTAATAGTTATTGCGTGGAGTGTACTTCTTGAAATGGATAATCTCATTAGGTCTATCGCTGCCGTCCGAAATTGGATTTGGCGTTTCCTGGTCTCCAAAGTTTCTAAAGTATACAGCCTTGCCGTATAGCAATTGAATGAAGCCATCTCTTAGGCGGCGTACACGCATTGTCTTTGAAGGGATATGCCCAATATATCCTACCTTGCCAGATGTAGTTCTTGAAATTTCTAGATAGCCATTTCCTGTTGCTTCAACATCTGTGTAGAATTTAATCAAGGTCTCTTTGAATGTTTCTTCTTCATTACAAGCTTCTAGCCACTCATGTAGATCTTGGCGAAGTCTATCAAGCTTACGACGTGCTCTTTCTAATTGTGCATCGTTATCAATCTCATCAATAGCATCTACTGTTTTACGGGTTTCGATAAAGTCAAAGCCAAGTCCAACTACGTTTGATACTTTAGCATTAATTGCTGCATAGTTGTATGGAGATATTTCATATATCTGAGATAGGTATTCAAGATTATATGGAGGCTCAATAAGATCAAACATAGCATAGCCTGTAATGGCTTGTGCTAATAGATTCTGTTGTGTCTCTGTTCCTTCAATTCCCACAAATCTCTTTTGAATATTTCTGCTTAGTTTGCGGCGGAATGAAGAGCCCAATCCAGATATCTTCTGTAGCTCTTCGCCAGAGGCCATAAACACATCATTTGTTTTTGTAATAACTGTTGATGGTATATGAAAATCGGAGGCAGTAAATGCCCTTAAACCTGTGTCTATTTCTTCGTTGTTATCTTCTATCATTCCCATTTTATTTCTTCCTCTGCGCCTTTTTTGTATCTTCTTTATAAACGCCAATGTCCAGCGGATCTGGAACTAGGCCCCATTTTAATCTTTGTTGCTGGTATTCAAATTCCTCGTCGTCAATCTTTCTCCGCCCTGATAAAAACTTTGGCTGCCCCTCATAGATTCCATATGACCTAACTTCTCTGGCTAGCATATCTATCTTGGCCCTATTGTTTTTCATTGCCGTTACGGATAAGAAGTTTCCTTCATCATCGCCAATCCATCTGCCATCAGGCATCTCCCAAACATAGATTCCAAGGGTAGTTTCCTCTGGAGACATAGTGGCATTTGTTCTTTTTAGGTCCATAGATGTTTATTTTACCACCTTTGTGGGCTTAAGTCCAGCTTTTTGTCAGGCAATATGACAAAATTATACGTTTTGGATTACGATCCAGTCATTATTATATGATTCAACGCCATCTTCTGTCATGGTTGTTGTCGAAGAATCTGTAATTGAGGAACTTTGTTTACGTCTATATAGGTCATAATTGGCTGCCGCCTGTGTAGAATTAAATGCAGTCTCATATAGGGCTATATATTGATATAGGGCTGAGACTGATCCATATACAGAATAATTAAATCTAATATCATTTGATACCGCCGACCCAAATACTATGAGGACGTGGTGTAATTGTCCTGCCCTAAATATATTTGAGACATTTGTCTGTGAGGTTTTATTTACCCCATTTACATATATTGCTGAGATATTGGTTTTTGATACCGCCCCCGAATTGTGCCAAGATATATTTGAAGCGGCATAGCCATTTGTGGCAGTTGTAGAAATTAGCCCACTATCAGTTAAAGTGGCGGGGGTGTAGAAAAATTCTAAAGTCTGAACTCCCTTTGTCGTAGTAATTTCAAATCCAGAATCAACTACTGTCCTTAATCCATTTCTACTATTTCTTGAAAGGATATCATATGGGAGTTTGCCCAAAGTAATTCTATAATCCGATATTCCAGCATCTTCTTCAAGTGTTGTCATATAGCTATTTCCATTATAGGCATATCTGGTTTGATTATTATAGAAAAGCATATCTAGGTTAAACAGCCTAGGAATATATCTTGTTGTATCTGTAGAGGTAAATATAATTCTCAAATATATTGTTCCTGCCGACGAAAAACTATTTAATGTATATCCTGGTATCTGTTGTCCATTAATACAATTGTTATAGGTTACTCCATCTATGCTTGCCTGAACAGTAATTCCATTGTCGCCATGCCACTCAATTTTAGACGAATCAAATGTGGCGGAAGAAGGGATAGAAATAAAATCATTTATAGTAACAGTACTAGATGCTGCAGAATCCGTTTGAGTAATTTCAAGACAATCTAAAGTAAGGTTATGTGTCAAGCCAGTTGTAACTAATTCGTCCCATCCTTTGCTATAAGGATATTGGAATTTATATAATGAGGACATTTCATCATCATACATTTCAAACAATTCTCCATTTGCTGGATCTACTATTTGAATAGCTGGCAAAGGTTGTCCTTGTGCAAAATGATATGCAATTTGATTTTGAGATAAGCCGTATCTATATATAGCTACGCTATTTATTAAAAATACATTTGAGCTGTCAGGAGTAGGCCCAGTAATTAGATTTAAATTAGTATTTGTAAACTCAAAATTATTTAAGCTTTTTGTAGCTGCCAATTGTCCATCTATATAAATTGATGCAGAGTTAACTGAATAAACGGAGGCTACATGAAAGGATTTATTTGTAGAGGGCAATGTATATTCTACAGAATCTGTATCTAGTTTAAATACTATATTTCCTTTTTGATAAAATACTCCTACGTCTTCCGCCGAATCTCCTACTAAAGGAATTTCATCAGTTGAAGAAATTTGAGGGTGGAACCAGAACTCTATTGTAAAATCATTATCCGATGATGACGCTGTTCCAAATTGGCTAGTTGTTGCAGTAGCAGTATAGTCATTGTTAATATTATATATAATTGAGTTGGTATTTGTTATATTGGTTGCTCTACTGTTTCCCGCCACAAGTGGTATTAAATCTGGGGCGGGATCTCCAATATAATTCCCATCATTTTCACATCCTGAATGATCATAAGCAACATCTCCATATATATTTGCATATGAAGATATGTTATCTAATACATCTTGGTATGTTGCAAATTGTGCCAAAAAAGCAGTAAAGTTATCTACTAGATCGACTGTTGTTAGATCGTCTAATGGATAATATGCTATAGGATAATCATATAGCACTGCTGCTTTATATGACATTAATTTATTGCTGTTATTTGAGCTTGTTTCTCAGCAATTTGATCCTCTAAATCAGAAAGCTTTGCTGCATCTGGTGATGTTTTTGCATTTTCTGCAATTACTTCAACCTCAAGAGCATACATCTGATATTCAAGATTACGTTTTGCTGCAATCTTAATCTGAGCCTTTTCATCATCTGTAAGTTGTGTATATGTTGCCATTATTCCTCCTATATATTATTTAGCCTATCAACTTCTTGTTGTAAGGCATTTTTTTGAGATATCAAATCAGAGATTTGCTGCTCTGTTGACATCTTACCATTTGGTATAGGGCCAGTTGAATTATTTTCAGCAAGCCATTCCAATCCTATTTCTATAGCATTTATTTTAGCAGACAATACTTTTATTTTATCTATGGTATCCATTAAATCACCCATGTTAATGTTCCGCTACTTCCAGCGCTATTTGATGCAGTTACATTATATTGTGCCCACGAACCATACGAATCAGAATCCCATCCTTGCTGGGGAATATTTAAAGTTGTGGATAAGCTGCTAGAAGAAAGTGTTCCTGAATTTCTAAGAGACCATGGTCCAGTATTAAAGTCTGATGAATACACTGTCCAACTATAAGTAATTGGAGTTGTTCCAGAAGACGAAGATGTGAAAGTAGCATTTGTTATATAATTAAAATTATTTCCAGACGAAGGAAGCTGATACGTTCCTCCACCATTTGTTGGGGTAGATGGCGCTACTGCTGCAGATTGAAAAGTTCCAGATCCACTTGTATATCCTGAATACTTAGTAGTTAAACTAACAGAACCTGATTGTGAAGATCCTTGCGAGCCTCCCACATATGCCACCACTTGAAAAGATGTGCTTCCTGAAGTATTTCCTTTTGTATATGTATAAGAATTAGAAGTTGTAGTAGTAATAAAACTTCCATCTACATAAATATAATATGTAACTGTAGTGTGTGATCCAGATATTGCATTCCAGCTTCCAGTAACACGACCATTAAAATTTGCAGATCTTATAAAAACAGTAAAGGAAGTTCCTGCAGTACCGCTTACAACATTTGCAGTTCTAGTACTATCATTTCTATTTGTTAAAGTTCCAACAGATGAATATCCATCATAAAAAGATATGTTTGTTCCTGCTCCCCAAGATACGTTTGCAGTTGTTTGTCCAGTAACTGTTACGCTAACTGAAGACGGTGCTCCTGGGGTAATTGTTGAATCAGATACTGACAAACCTGTTACCGTTGGCAATGCAATAAATGAACTGCTATATGCAGAAGCTGAAGATCCTGTCGATGTATTTGTAGCAGTAACTAGACACCATACAGATGCTCCAACTACAGATGCTGGGATTGTTAGTGATGAGGATGTAGCTCCAGATATTGCTGTTCCGTTACTTGCGTTATACCATTGATATGAATAAGAGTTTGGATTACCATTCCATGTTCCTGTTGTAACTGTTGCTGTTCCGCCTAAAAATGTGCTACCTCCAGTAGTTGGCGCTGTAACATTTGTTACAGCAGCACTAGTTACAGTAATTGAATTACTAGATATTACTGGGGTAGATCCTCTATTATTTGTTGCGGTTACTCTACAAGATATTGCATTTCCAACATCTGCAACAACTGTGCTATATGTAGAACTAGTTGCACCAGATATGTCGCTTGATCCACGTCTCCACTGATAGGAGTATGACGCTGGTGAGTATGCTAGATTAGAGTTCCAAGATCCTGTTGTACAAGAAAGAGTATTTCCTTGTGTAGCTGTTCCAGATACTGTTGGTGCCGCCGTATTTATTGGATATTCTGGATACCATTGTTTCCATGCAGATCCATTCCACATCCAACCTCTTACTGCATTTTTCCAGGCGGAACCATTGTATAATTTTAATCCGTTTATATTTTTCCAGTTAGAGCCATCATATAATTTGCTTACCATGATTAGGCCTCATGATGTATAAATATATCGCCTGCTGCTTGTGCTGTAGGATTTGTGCCAGATGTATTATAAAATATTCTATTTGATGCAGTAACCATTCCATTTAAATATGCATTAGAATTTGTAGCCCCTGTTGCACCTGTAACTCCTGTGGCTCCTGTGGCTCCCGTAGGACCTGTTGCTCCCGTAGGACCAGTGGGTCCTGTAGCACCCGTTGGGCCAGTAGAACCAGAGGCGCCTGATGGACCTAGATCTGAAACTGTAATAGATCCTGCCATAGATGCATGGTATTGACATACATAATAAAGTTGTGGTGCATCATAAGGAACTTCAAATATAATTGTTCCATTATCTGTTCCGCCATTTGTTATTCCAGTACTATAAATGTTTCCAGAGCTATATGCTCCAGATACTGTTTGAATCCAGAATGGATGACCTACAGCATTAACATTAATTACATAGCGATGACCTCTAATAAAAGATAATGTTGGATTACTTGATCCATTAATTAAATAAGCAGAAGATCCAGAATTTGTTACTGTCAAAGTTATTCCGCCAGATGAACCAGTTGCGCCTGTTGCTCCAGTAGCGCCAGTTGGTCCAGTTTCGCCTGTTGGGCCTGTGGCTCCTGTTGGGCCTGTTACGCCTGTGGGACCAGTTACGCCAGTTGGGCCTGTAGCGCCAGTTGGTCCAGTTGGCCCTGTTGCACCTTGTGGTCCAGCAATTGTCCCAGCATTATCCCATTCAGATCCTACTGAATCCCAAATATATAAATCTTGTTGTACTAAATATGCATCTCCAACATTACCAGTTGGATGGTCTGCTTGAAGGGCGCCAAGTGTTGCATATGAACCAAGTATTTCTATTCCCGCACCAGTTGCACCAGTTGCTCCAGTAGCGCCAGTTGGTCCAGTTTCGCCTGTTGGGCCTGTGGCTCCTGTTGGGCCTGTTACGCCCGTTGGACCAGTTGCGCCTGTTGGGCCAGTTGCGCCTGTTACTCCAGTTGCGCCTGTGGCGCCCGTTGCGCCTGTTGGACCTGTTGGGCCAGTTGCGCCTGTTGGGCCCGTAGGTCCAGGATGTGCAGTTAAGTATGCATCAACATCTGCCGCAAGATAACTTAAATCTCTTGGAATGTCTGGTGTGTCTGAATATTGTGGGTATCTGAAACCCTTGCCCGTTGTTCCCATATCTTTAAATTATACCACTAAGACCTTTCGTACCAGCCTTTATCCCATAGGGTTAAAAGGCGGCGGAAGTAATTATCATACTGTGGAGCAATAGCTTCTAATGAATATTTATTCTTTGCCGTCTCATATATAGTTCTGGGATCTAATTTCTTTACATCCTCTGCCGCCCTACAAAATTCATCAAGAGTTCTGCATCTATATCCAGTAACTCCATTTATATTTGTTTCTGTAAATGCGCCCCAGTCTGTTGTAATTGTAGGAGTCCCGCAAAAATGTGCCTCTGGCACAATGTTGCCAAATGGTTCTATGTATATAGTTGGAGCAAATACTGCTATTGCGCCTCCCATTAATTTTGCACGTTCTTCTGGTCCTACCGCCCCAACAAATTCTCCATATCCATCTTGTGGACCAGCACCTGCAAGAATTAGGCGCTTACCTAAAGCTTGGCAAACCTCTTGTGCGATTCTATATCCTTTGCGTTCAATTAGGCGGCCAATGAAAAGATAATAATCTTCCTTTTGTTCTTGAAGTGGGAACATGTGTGGTTCTAAATATCCTGGAATTACAGCATCAAAGAATTTACCATCGACGGCGGAAGCAAGATTATGCTGTGCATAAATACTATGCATCCAAGCATATGATTCAAATACTCTATACTTAGCAAATGTTCCTGGATATCCTATTCCAAATTCTACAGACATATGATTTGGGAAATAATCTGCAATTGATTTTTGGGCGTAGCCGCCAATTAAACATATAAAATCTTTTTGCTGTATTCGCTTTGATAATTCTATAATTACTTTGTTATTATATTTAACCCAATGAGACAGAGATGAATCAAATGATCCAGCTGTATAATGATTACCGTTTAGACTTTCTAATCTTTCCGTTTCGGAAATACATGGAATATGTTCATCAACGGGGGCGGAATTAAATTCGCCAGCATATAAAAATACTTCATGTCCCATATCTTTCATCATCATGCAGAAACGTCTTACCTTTTCAGTAAATGCACATGATGTAAATTCTAAAGTTGTATTTGTATGAGGTAATGATATTACATGAAAACGCATGTATTTATTGTAGCAAATTTAACAATTATTGTAAATATATTGTGTTTTTATTTTTGCATCCAGAATAATCAAAGGCGGCCATTTCCAGGTAGACCTATAATTTGTATAATCATTTTAACCTATGATTTCGTTATAAATTGCTGTAGCCTCTTCTATAACTTCAGCTATTAGCGGATTACTTAAATCGATATCCGCATTTGAAGTAACATCATTTGGAAGGTTATAAGACATATTGTCTTCATTCATTCTATCAATTACTTCTTGATTTGTAAATTCAGAAGGAAGCACCATTATTTTTTTTGCAATTTTATTTATAATTACAAAAGGATCCGATATTAGTGTTGAAAAATCTACCACACATATATTATTTTTATTATCACGAATTAATTTCATCCACGCTAGATTGTCTGTTGCAACTCTAAAAATAGACTGTGTGTCTGATTGATCTAAATTTGAATACATTATTGTAGACTTGATAGAGTCTACTGGTGTTCTTACGGGAACAACAACAATATCAAACTTATTTACAGCTTCCGTAATACTTTTTTTATTATGAAAAAAATTGTATCCAGTATACTGATCGCATTCTTTAAATACAAATCCTAATAGATATGAAAGGTATACATTTCCTGATCTTGGAAATCCGTCTACAAGAATTGATGTCTTAGATACATCATTAACCTGAGACTCATTTGCTAAAGAAAGCCATTTTGTTTTTTCTTGTAAAAGTATAAACTCATCTTTTTCTTCATCATAAAAGCTGCCAAATCCAGCAAACATTTTTCTAAATTGATTATTATATGATGTTTGTATCCATGTTCCTTCTAAACCAATTGAAGCAATATAGTCTTTGCCAGCCTGCTCTGATTCTATTCCATCAACGATTAGATTACTATTATCTACTACGATAACATCAATTACCATATTATTTTCATTTAACCTTGCAAAATGTGCCATTATACTACCACCCTTACTACTACGATTCCTGAACCACCATTACCAGCATTTCCGCCGCCTCCGCCTCCAGTGTTTGCAGTTCCTGCTGTGCTTGATCCACCTGCGCCACCTCCGCCACCAGTTCTATTATTTCCATATGTTGGATTTCCACCACTATATCCTCCGCCGCCTCCTGCATACGCAACATTAGAACCAGTTCTTATGCTATTGTTTGTGCTTAAACCACCATTACCTGGGCGTCCTCCACCATTTCCATTTCCACCATCACCAGAATTTCCTTGAGTTGCACTTTCTCCTACGCCACCCATTCCTCCTCCGCCTCCGCCTGCGCCTTTCCAGTTGGCGTAATTAAACTCTTGACCATTGCCACCATTATAACCAGGATTTCCAGTTCCACCAGCAAGTGATCCAGTGTCGTAGTAACTCATTCCTCCGCCGCCGCCACAGCCACCATTTGCACCAGGAACCCATGTGCTAGTAACTCCAGCATATGTTCCGCCGCCTCCGCCTCCAGGTGCTGTAAGGGTAGAAGGAAATGCTATAACAGAATTGCCTCCATTAACTCCTTTTGCGCTGCTAGATTGTCCAAGACCACCAGAACCAACAGTTACTGCATATGAACCTGCTGGAACGCTAACGCTTCCAGTTAATAATCCTCCGCCTCCGCCTCCTCCTTGGCCTCCTCCTCCGCCGCCGCCTGCAACTATTAAGTAACTAATTGTTGATGTTGATAAAACATTTAATGTTCCAGAACCAGTAAAAGTATTTACTAAATAATTTGTTCCACCAGATGAATATTGTGTTATTGTTCCACCATTAATTACAATATTGAATGTAGAACTTGATTGAGCTTCTGTTCCTAATCCAAGGAGTCCGTTAGCATCTTTGCTTACCAGCAAAATATTACCATAATTATTATGCGTAGCACCGCCGATATTAACTGAAGTTTTAGGAGAAGTTGTAGTTGCCAAAGATGTGCTAGTGCCATTTCGGAAATATGCAACTGTATCCGTTGATCCAGATGGATTTGTCCATGCAATAGTTCCGTTTGTTCCACCAGTTAGAGTTAAAGAAACTCCTGTTGGAGCCGACATCATTGTATACGAACCAAGTCTTATATTAATATTTGCTGGGTAAGTCATCCCTGCTGGAATAACGATTTTTGTAGAATTTGTTGGAACTGATATATATCCTTTGCCACCTCTAATTGTTCCATTAAAAACATAACCACTATCTGTTCCAAAACCTAATGTAAATGAGGATTGCGAAGTGTCAGTTGTGATTTCATATAGTCCTGCCGCCAAAGGTGTAGATAAGGTATATGTTCCTGCCGCAGTTGCTGGGAATGTTTGTGAAGCTGCATCTCCAAAAAGAAGCGAGTAATTAATTGGCATTATCCTAATCTCCATCCATATGTAGAACCAGTATAAATTAAACTAGTCGCTACACCATTTACGTCTAATATTGCGTCTTGAACGCTACCATTAATTTTACCACTATTTGAGTTAATTGTAATATTATACGTCCCCGCCGTTCCTGATGCATCAAATACTTGAATTTCATTTCCAACTGAAGGAGATGCTGGAAGAGTAAGAGTTCTAGCAGCAGTAGTATCTACAAAATATCTTGTTCCAGCAACTAAAGTAATATTAGAAGATATGGACTCATTTACTACCGCCGCTGGTCCTGTTGGACCAGTTGGTCCTTGTGGCCCTGTTGCGCCAGTTGGTCCAGTTGGACCTTGTGCGGCGGCTACGCCAACAGACTGCCATGCACTTCCATCCCATACTTTAATTAGTTTAGCCATTAGTTTCCTCCGCCGTCTTTATTTCATCCCAAACCGATTTTGGCATTGAGGTAAATTCGTTATTTCCCTTATCGATAATTATATGAGTAGATTTAGTTCCATCTGCATTTTCTACTTCAATTTCTTTAATATTCATATTACCAACTCCGCTGATAGTCCTAAATAACTTGTGCCGCTATTATAACCCGTTAACCAAGCAGGACGATTTGCTGTTAATCCAGATGCATTTGCTCTAACGACAACAAATAATTCATTTTTATCACTTAAGGTGAAACTAGACGCTGGGCTATTAGTAGTGTGTAAGTCAGTAATTCTTAGATTAGAAGTATCTATGCTTGTTGGAGCAACTCGCATAGGTACAGGCAACTGTACAACAAAAGAACCACCAGTTGTACTCTCCATAATACCAGAAGTACAAACTAAACCATAATTTGTTCCTGAAACTTGTCTCCAATAATATCTTTGGCAGGCAGCAAGTTCTAGAGCAGGATTTCCTGTTGCGGTAGTAAATGTAGTTGCTGTTGATCCAGCCTCAAGTTGCCATCCCCAAGTATCAAATGTAAATGTTGCACCTGAACCTGTAGGCATATTTAATCTTATTGCCAAGTTATCGTTGCCGCTTGTTCCTAAAGTTTTTCCAGATAATGATGGTAGGGTAGCTGTATAAGTATAGCGAGTCCAACTTGTTCCTATAGAAACATTTGTTGCTAAAACAGTTTGTGTATTAGATGATGGGCTTCCACCTAGCCCCATATCTTGAATTAAATCTATGAGTTCAACAGTCATACTAGACGATGCTTTTGCCCAAAAACTAAATGTTACTGTTTGCCCAGCAAAGGTTCTAACACCTTCTATAAATTGTCTTAAAAGGTTATTACCAATACCAGCGGATGGGCCGACGCTTTGTGCATAGCGCAAAAAGAAACGACCCTCGTATCCAGATACTGGAGCACTGCCAGTTGTAAATGTTTGTTGTGAAATTGTTCTAGTTGCACCTGAACCTTCAACATAACAATTAAATCGATCTGCCAAATAAACACCTACTGAAGAGGCAGGGCTAAAACTTGTTCCTCGTTGCCAAATATTGAAATCGCCGTTAATAATCTTATTTTTACCAGCAGCCCAATATTCCGATTCTTTTAAATATGCTGTATGTGGATCTGCGGCGGCAGCATGAGAAGCAATAGAACTAGTTACTTCAGCATCAGTAGCCATATCAGTAGATGCTGTTAGTATTTTAGCTAGATCTCTAATTCTGCTCATTGTTCTCCTCCGTCCATTTTATCATATTATAAACTCCTATTAGAGTGTTCCGCCTTCTTCGGCATCTGGGTTTTCTAGCCAGCGAAGATAGCGTTGATAGTCTGAGTTGGCTGGGTCTAGTGGGATTGACCAAGTTTTATTATCTTCATCTGTGCGAAGAATTACCTGTGAATTATTTTCATAAGTAATCAATTCATATTTCATAATTCAGAATTCACCTCAATGTAATTTGTTGTGGCACCTGCACCATATAAACGACTAGCAAATCCTGGTGTTGCGCCAGATACATCTAGTCTAACTAACAATGTCTGAGTATCCTGGTCTTGAAATCCTATACCAAGTAAACCTACGCCGTCGTGACCAAATGTTGTGTATGCCGTTGATGATAAACTAGGTTGCACTCTTTTTTGAACCTTATAAGGAATGACGCCCAAAAATAAAGTGCTGCTATAACAACTTGTGTTGCAATATTGATGAGTGGCTAATCCAACATTTCCTATGCGCTCATAATACCTTTGGCAAGCGGCTAACTCCCCTGCGAGTGTGCCAGTTGCTGTTGAAAATGGAGTGGCGACAGAACCAGCCTCAACTTGAACTCCCCAAATATCTACTATGTGTGCAGCAGAATCTTCTTGTAAAATTGGTTGAATATTTAAATAACTATTAGACCCAATAGTTTTTCCACTCATTGAAGGCAATGTTACTGTTTGAGTATATCTAGCCCAAGATGTTGTTATATTAAAAGGGCTTGAATAATTATCTACATTGGAAGATCCACCTGATCCAAAAATTTGTCCCAGATAAGATCTATTTGATACTGTAGCGTCAGCTTTAGCCCAAAAAGATAGTGTTACTGTTTGTCCCGCCAAAGTTCTTACATCTTCTATTCTTTGCTGAATTGCATAATAGCTTCCGCTGGCGCTTTGTGTACTTCTTAAAAAATAGGTCCCTTCATATCCAGCAACTGGTGCGGAACCTGGAGCAAATGCTTCTCTAGATACAATAACGGTCTTATTAGTTGCGCCAATCCATCTATCTGCAGTATATAAACCATTTACAGAATTAAAAGTTGTTCCACGCTGCCAAATCCCAAAATCTCCGTTGATTATTTTATTTTTGCCCGCCACAAAATAATTACTATATGGGACAAGGGCGGAGGTATCATGAGTATGAGCCCCTACTCCAACTGGAACCCATGTATCAGTTCCTGCATCATAAACATATGCAGGCTTGCTAGTAGTTCCTACTGTTGGCATTAGTTACCTCCTAATAATAATTGAGCTTCTTCTTCTGTAATTCCTAGCTTTTCTAATAGGGCTTGGCGTTTGGCTTGTGCTTCTGCCTTATCAGCCTCTACCTTTTCATTATACTCTTTCCAAGACTGAAACTTTTTTAGTTCAGATTCTGTAGCATCACGAACTATGGTTTCGCCAGTGGTAATATTATGTTCAGCAATTTGCATATTAGTTTTCTCCATATATTTCTACTGTAGCAGAAAGATTAGCCCCGCCTTGAAGTTGTAAAATTATTTGAGTTACGGCTGCTAAATCATTTGCAGTAAACCAGCCAGAAGTCATTTCACCGTGGTTTGCACCTTGCAAATAATATGCTGTCCAGCGACCCATTTTGTATGTTGTTGTATTTTTATAGTCATAAAGATCTATTACAAATATAGAGTCTCCGTTGGCACTTCTAAGCGAAGTTCCAGTAAGATTAACAAATGCCTGTCCACCACTCACCTGAAATAGTGTATTGCTAGTTGTTTGAGCCGAGCCATTAGTCCAAAAAGCTTGTTGCGAATAAAAACTTGCTTGTCCCACATCAAGGTACAGGGCTCCAGCAGTTGATGATGACATTGCTTCTTTTACCAAAATTCTAAGATTTTTATACGCTGTACTAATTCCAGTAATTGTGCAAGTAGCATTTCCGCTATGATTTGTAGTACTAAGTAAAGTCCAGCCTTGAGAGTTAGTTTGCCATGATGGAACTCCGCCAGAAACCGACAAATACTGTCCGCTTGAGCCAATTCCCAGCCTAGCTGGAGTATTTGCAGCAGATGCATAGATAATATCACCTGTTGTTGTTGTTAATGTATTAGGAATAAATGCGGCATCTGCAAGAGTTCCATTTGTATCAAGCCAAATTTGTCCATCTGTTGCAGATTCTGGAGCGGCATCTTGAGTATACCCAGATACATTTACATTAAAGTTTGTTACTGTAACTACTTCTAGAATATCATTTACTGCCGCCGCCTCAACAAGTGTTACAGTATTAGAATTTGAAGTTGTATAATCTGTTGTGCGGAGAAGCAAAAGTCCATTTAAATAAACCTGCTCATATCCTTCAATCCATGTATGTGAAGTTGTAAATACTGTTTGTGCCGCCGTTGCTGTAAATGATTGACGCTTTACAATGTTTGGATCAAAGGCAGTTGCTGCCGAATCTGATTCTACCCAGATCTGTCCAACTACTGGACTTGTTGGGGCATCTGCAGAATATGAAGAACCCTTTACATCAAGAGATGTTAGAGTGGTTGGGACATAATTTGTTCCCGCCGATGAAAATAAAACCTGACCCGCATTTGGCGATTGAGTTGTTCCAGTTCCGCCATATTGGGTCGGAACATTAGTATGAGAATCTAAATTATTATTTGTGGCAAGAATGACGCCAGAATTGTGGGATAAGCCATTTACAAATAGCTTATTTTTGACCTTAAAGTCTTTATCTGCCACAGGATCACTCTCCCCTTTGGATTATATATATATTATATCAGAATGGCATATTAAAGCCAAAGGCTAGTCAATTAAATTTTTACGAATCTCAGAAAGTATGATTTCTGGCATTTTTGCCTTTTTAGACATTAAGTATTTTTCTTTTAAAGACTTAAATCTTCCATAGCTAGATGGAGAATTTACCATTTCCCGCCCAATATTAAAAAGAGTATCTGACTGCATATATCTTTTTAAGATGACTTTTTTATCAGTTTTAAACTCAATATAAAAAAGTGGATCGTTTTGATTAAAAACCATTTCTTTTGTATCTAAAGGAATATGATAATCAAGATTAAATGTTCTATACCAAGAACCTATATCAAATTCTCCACACATTAACAATGCTCCTTTTGCTGGTGAATGCGGAGGAAAGTATGGAGACGTAAATCTTGCAACAACTGGCTCATCTGCAAAAAAAGTCCAGCACATATTATATTGGATATTAAAATAATTATTTAAAGAAGATTTACGTGGCGTAAATGACGAAAGCAAGGATCCGCCATTTATTTTTTCATTATCTTCAAAGTGTCTATCTATATCAGAAATAATAATTTTATCATCAAATTGCTGTCTCACGACATATATATTTTTAAACATATCGCTTACCGCTGGGCATGCAAAAAAATTATTAGAACCATTTTGTAAATTTTTATTTTGTCTATACTCATTTATCAAACTTACTGGCTCTGCATATGCTAAAGCCCATGATTCTTTATCTGCAACATAGGCTGCTGGAGACCAATAAATTGTTATCTCATCTTTATTTTTCATATAAATACATTCTACTATATGAAAATATAATTTTCAATAGGTATTAAAACTTTTCTAATTCTTTATTTATTTTTTGCCATGTCCAGTCTTGTGGATTCCATAGACCTACTGGAATCGTTTCCCATCCTGGCTCTAAATCATGCGTAATAGTTTCAATTAAATTAGTATTTGGATTTTTTATTTTAAATGTTGATTTTCTATTATTATTCCAAGCTACTGCTGTAGGTAAAACAGAAACCCCTATGCCTAATTCTTGCATTAATTGATTTCTATTATTTTCTATTTCTTCCGTCCAACCAAATGGAATAAATTCTGCATTTTCTGGAGCCGTGTCAATCAAATCTTGAGCATCTCCATAAACATTATGAAATACATATATTTTATTTATATCTATCATGGTAGTGCCAACTTTCTTGCTGTTCCCGCTCCGCCGCCGCCATCTCTGTCTCCTTGTCCAGGAGCCTTACCACCATTTGCTGTAGGTGTTATTAATGAATTATCATATTTATAAAATATAGTTACAGAGCCTCCTCCACCAGATCCTCCTGGACACTGCATGTATTGATTATACTGATATCCCATGTTGCTATGCCCGTTAGACTGAATGAGTCCTTGTCCTCTTAATTCCCCCAAAACAAATATACAGAGAGAACCTGCTGTTCCATCCCCTGCATCAAATGGGTAACTTCCTTGAGTGCCGCCTTGATTTGATGATCCTGCTGGATTTCCTACGCCACCACTTGACCCATATGTATATGAAGTCCCAGCATTTCCTCCTGCCCCACCATTTGCTACTGCATTTCCAGAAGTTCCACTTCCTGAATAAACCATTATTGAACCTCCGCCTCCTCCGCCAGTAAAAGATGTTCCTGCTGACCCAGACCCACCAATTACTGTAGATCCTGTTGCATCTCCAGCGCAAATAGCGCACCCTCCGCTTCCTCCGCCAGTACCACCATTTGTTCCAGCAGATCCAGGGATTCCATTTGTTGTTCCAGTTGGTGGGCCAGATCTAGTTACTGTTCCTCCGCCTGCTCCACCAGAGGCAGGAATTTGTGGATTTGTTACACCAGTAAATGTTCCAGTATGTAATCTTATGTTGCCAGCGGCGGTGGCAGAATGATTAGCTCCCCTATCTGTCATCAATATTTGTCCATTATTAGTTAAATTACCAGTTACATATATACAAGTAAATAATTTTCTATTTGATGGGATAAATCTTTCTAAACGATTTATTGTAAGGTCTCCATCAACAACAACTAAAGCAGATCTAGTATCCGCTGTATTGGTAAACCAATCTGAATTTGTAAATGTTGATATAGTTTGATTTCCTCTTTTTATTACATAGTCATATGATCCAAGAGATACTCCATTTAATGTTAATGTTCCGCCTGCAGTTGGAGTAGATGTAGTTACGCTATTTGCCAAAGTTGTCATAACAGTGTATAAATCTGTTGCGCTTTGGTTAGATGTAACACTTGAAACAGTTGTAGTTATACTGCTACTTGAAGAACTTGTTTTTTGACTAACGCTATTTGTTGCTGTAACTGTAAATGTATATGAAGTGTTGGCAGTTAATCCAGTCACTATAATTGGTTTAGTTTGATCTATAACTGTAGCAGTTATACTTCCTGGACTACTGGTAGCAGTAAATGATGTTGCTACTCCGCCAGTAGTTGGTGTATGAGAAAATGTCACATATGCTGTGCAGCCAACATTTGTTACAGAGCTAATTACTGGAGCAGTGTCTATGACGCCAGAAACTTTATCTTCTGGTATAGAAACTTTTGCTCCTCTTAAAACTCTAGATGTAGGATTATTTCTAGCTGATTCTTCGCTGGCATGCTTTATCGACATTTTATTTTACTGCTCTAGCAAAAGCAGCTTTACCTCTTCTTCAGTAATTCCTAATTTTTCCATAAGCTGTGTTCTAGCATTATAATTTATTTTTTGTTTTGGCTCATGATTTTTACCATCTGGAGCATAAAAATTTACCTCTGGGCTGTGTGCAGCTACTGCTGCAACTGCCCAAGACTCTGCCTCTTCAAATGAATCAAATGAATCTCCATTTGGATAATGTGGTTGATATTGAAATGGAATATCTTGTCCATCTTCAAATATGCTTATTGCAAATGTATCTTGATCTATCTCGTATCTCATTTTATCTCCTTAAGGTCTACTTGCTGCACTTGAATATGTTCCATATACGCATGCTGACTGTCCGCTGCCTGCAGGAAAAACTGCAGCCAGTTTTCCTCCTCCAACAGCTATTGATACTCTATCTTGAAAAGCATATCCATACGTGTTGTTTCTTGGAGAAGACTTTCTTCGCCAAGTTAAAAAATCATTTGTTGTAAATATACCTTGACCATTTCCATTATATACATTAATTACTGTAAATGTAGTTCCGTCTGATGCATATGATGCATATGGGGCGCTGAAAAAAACTTCTCCACCTTCGCCACTTAGAGAGTATGGATTGTAATTGTTTCTAAGAACTCTTGTCCATGTATTTCCATCGCTTGATTTTAATGCCCATCTATGATTATAATTATAAAATAAATAAAAATCGTTTCCTATTACAAACGGACCCGTCAAATAGAATCCTTTTTTATCTACTCTATCTATATCAAATAATTCTGGAATATATTTTTTAGCACTCCATGTTGTGCCATTTGTAGATGTTGTAACCCATCCTCCGAGATTTTCTGCTGCCGCCATCCAAATAGTTCCATTATAAGCTACTCCAGAATATTGATATGATTCTGGCAGCGTTCCTTCTGTCCAAGTAACTCCACCATTAGAAGAATAAGCAGTATATTGACCTCCTATTGCTAAAAATGCTGGTTGTGTTCCACCAAAATATCCATAAAGTCTATAATTATGGCTTCTAGGTAAAGTTCTTAAAGTCCAAGTAATTCCGTCTGTAGATGTTTGAGCATATCCAGCATCTGAGACAGCGCAGAATGTTCCACCTACTGCATACATTCCAGACCAGTTATAAGATCCAGCCGAAGTCCTTGCTGTCCATGTTGCACCATCTGTTGATGTTGCGGCAGCTGTTGTTCCAGTAACTAAAGCAGCAAATGTGCTTCCATTATATGCTACTGAATACCAACCTGCAGCTGAAGGCATTGTGCTTCTGCCATAAAAAGCAGATTGTGATCTTGTCTTAGCACCAACGCCTGGATATAAAAATGGTCTGAATGTCAATACACATCTCCTACTACTAACCAAGTATCTGTTGCAATTTTAAGACATGTTGCTGCTGAATACCTTCCTCTGAATACAGGGCTTGCAGTATTATTATTATTTGAACCATTACAATAAATTGTTGTAGTTCCTGAGTTTGATGCTTGAATAGTTGTTGCACCTGTTCCATATTGAACTACATTTAAAGCAGTTCCTACTGCATATCCAACTGCTGCATTTGTTGGAATGTAAAATGTATTTGCACTAGAATTATTCATCAAAACAACAGAAGCTGCGTCGCTTGCGACAGGAGTATATGTTGTTCCAGTTTGAGTATTAATTGTTTGTGTAATTATAGGAGCAGTATAGATTGCTTGATTTTGAGCATTTACGCTATTAATTCCCATTATGCAATCTCGCTTCCGTATAGTGAAAATGACATTGTTGTTGCGGAGGCATATACTGTAACTATATCCGTCGCACCGAGAGTCAAACCAATTGTCATAATTGTTGAATCATTTGCCGCTACTGTAGCATCATAAATAATATAATGTCTATTATCTATTGCTGCACCAGCTGGGCGAACAGCAATTCTATATGTTCCTGCAGTTGCTGCTTGATTACATATAACAATTGATGAAACAACTGTTTGAGTTGCTGCTGGCACTGTATACAAATTAGTATTTGTTGTAGCAGTTAGCGTTTGTGCACCATTTCCGTAGTTGCCTGCGGCTCCAGTCATTGCTAATACTTTATATGTTGTTGGCACTTATTTCCTCCTTATTTTTATTTAATCATGTTCCCATTAACAAGAATGGGTGGAACGATTCACCAGTAATTGTTACTGATCCGCCTAAAGACACTGAGCTTCCGTTAATTGTAATGCTTGAGTTGGTTAAAGATGAGTTTCCAATATTGCTTAAAGTATTTGAGGATCCAGAAATTGTTTTATTAGTAAGAGTGTCAGCAGTTGATGCTGAAATCGTAGCATAAGATAATGATGTCCATGCAGTTGAACCAGTACCTATTTTAAATTTTCCAGTATCTGTTTCAAATCCGAATTCTCCAGCAGCTAATGTTGGATTAGTTGAAGTCCATTGAGACGCCGTTCCTCGTCGAACTTGTAATTGTGTGTTAACTGCCATTAGGGTGTTCCTCCATCAAATGTGTATGTAAAGCTTGCTGTATCATAATATCCTCCATCATATGGGGCGACGGAATCATAAGATCCCCCGTCCAAAACATCCAATGGGGACCCTATAATTGTAACATTAGTTCTATTATTTCCTGAATCGTCACCAATTAAGGCTCCAATTAAATTTAAAGTCTTTCTAGCTGTTTGGGTAACCCCGCTTTTTGCTAATTCTGAATAATTTGGAATAGCCCAAGATGTATTAGTTCCGTCTGTCTGTAAGAATTTTGATAGATGATCAGTTTGGGCGGGAAGTAAAGAATTTAAAGTATTAGTAGTAGAAGTTTGTCCTGTTCCGCCCATTGTTACAGGTAGGGGAGATTGAATGTCTATGCCATTTTTTACTTTAAAGTCTTTATTAGCCATTATTCTCCTCCTATTCTATTATACCTTAAGTATTTTTTATTCCGTAAAGGGTTGCGGTTGAGTATTGGACCCAATTTTTAGATTCTTCAATATAAAGTGTTATTGAAGTAATTGCTGATGTATTTGACCATAGCCCAGCAAGTAAAGTAGCATAAATGTTGCCGCTCGCATCATTTGATTCCTGCACAGCGTCTACGGAATAACTTTTATTATTACTACTTGTATAATTTGGGATGTAAATTTCGGTGCTTGCAAAAGTAGATGCTGTATTATTGGAGCCATTAGAAGTACCAATGCCTTGAGCAGGTGAACTTTGAGAGCCAG